TATATTAAGACTAACTCACAGCCTGCAAGTGAGCACCCCTAACAATACAGCTATAACAAGCTGATATTTAGGTGTAGAAACAGCAAATCTAAATACTAAAAATTAGACACGCTACGAAAATGAGAAACATTATTTAATAACTTCAGATATTGAAACTACACCTGTTCAATACTAAATGTCTGATTGTAAACATAATGAAAACTCATTCATTTAATCCCCTAGGAAACTAGGAGGATAAGGATATTTACAGCAATTCAAAACTTTCTATACTTTGAAAAACCAGATGTATCCTGATAAGAATGTCAACAGCAATTTAAAAGCTTTTGGTGCCGTGGTTCTGGTAAAAATCCAGTGAGAACATTCGTTCAACATGGTGTAATGTAACACAACGTAAAATACATTCTGACAAGATCATTTACTGCAATTTATAAATAGGCTGTCAACCTCGTGGTCCTCAGTTCGAGTCTGAGAGGATAAGAATGTCTTATCTTTAGCTCAGTTGGTTAGAGCACGTATTATTATATGATCTGAAAAGCTTTCTAACAGCAAATTACATTTAAGCTCCATTATGCTCTAGAGAGGTTCGATTCCTATCTTGAAGACTGGTTGTCAAAAAATGAAAGCTGATAAATTTCCTAACAGCAAATTTATAAACAACAAACTTTTAATTTGTATTCGTTAAAATGGAAATTGAAAAGTAGTGTCACAGCAAATTTTTTATGAAACTCAGACTGCAAATCCGATTACTTCAAAAAAAGCACTACTGATAAGATAACAAACAGCAAATTTCACTCTATCACTTTTTTGTCACAAGAGACGAAATGGGTTCGATTCCCTAGCCCTATAGCCGAGGCACTTGGTGTGGAATATCGGAGTTATCTGACAAACTTACTAACAGCAATTTTAGATTAAAACTGGTGTATATTCGTTCGAATCGAATTTAACTATGCGAATTGGTCAGCAACTAGTCCTCGAAAAAAAAATGTAAGTTGAAAAGATTAATTACAGCAACAATAAAAAATCAAAACTGAAATTTGAATTATTAAAATTAATCTGACTATGAATAAAATATATTTTTCAATAATATTTCTTGTTTTTTGGTGTATTTTTTTAACAATTATTGAATCTTTTAGATTTATTAAAAAATTGAAAAATAATAAAAAATCGAAAGGGGACGAATGGATTTGAATGCGAATCTAGTAAGTAAAATAAACAGCCAGAGAGATAACTGTAAACTAAGGTGAAATTCAATAAACGGAAACGTAGAAAACAACCAAGTAAAAGCTAACATGAAAGTAGTTCATAATATTCTTAATAGCGAAACTGTTATTGGTAAAGGAACTTATGTTGCACCAATGTTAGTAGCTGCCTAAGCTTAAATAGGAAATTGACAATTAATAAAATTGCTATCGAGGTTCTTCAACCATAAAATGAAGTGGTGGTAGTCAAAAACTTTTGACCCTAAAAGCTGTAAATTTATTTTATTGAAAAATTAGTATGACGGGAGTTCGACTCTCCCCGTCTCCACTAAAGAGGATATTCCTCATAAAAACAAAAGCTGTGTTATATTATCTGTACAACAAATTCACGTGCCCTAACACGACTCAAAGCAACACTCAATAGGGCGTGTAAGCTGAGAAGAGAATAAACTCCGTAGATAAAGAAAAAACCTGTTTATTGCGCAATCAGGTACACAGCATTTACGTCTCCATAGCTCAGTTGAATAGAGCAATAGGTTTCTAACCTATAGGTCGTAGGTTTGAATCCTACTGGAGATACTATGATTTTATTATTAGTATTTACTGTTTTAGGTGCAATAATTGGAGGTATTATAAAATATACAATGCTTCATATATTATGTGGTGCCGCTGTTGGAGCAGCAATTGCAATACTTCTTCAAGGAGGAGATATTGATATTGATGATTTCAGCGATTTTGATTTTGATTAATCATTTGCTCGGATGGTGAAATTGGTAGACACGCTGGACTTAAAATCCAGTGAACAGCAATGTCCGTGCGGGTTCAAGTCCCGCTCTGAGTACAAAATTTATAATTATGGTTATAGTTTTAAACGAAAATAATGAAACTTATATTTATATGAATGGTTCTTTAATTCATAAAACAAGAAATGATAATTCTCAATCAGGAATTACTTTTGATGTTATGGCTTATAGAAAATCAGATTCATTAAAATCAATAAAATAAATCACTTGCTTGAAGATAAACAAATATGTCAGAGATTTCTAATGCTTGAAACAAAGCTCCTTATTAAAACTGTACTAGCAGTTGTGTTTATTGTAAAGGTTAATGAAAAATAATAGAGTAACTACTTAGGCGTAATGTATAAAGTGCTGAATGGGCTGTTTGAAGTAGTGAGGGTATCCTCGTAACTGGGGTGTAGTATGAAGTTATTCCACTAGATATGGACAAGTGATTTTTTAAAATATAAAAGTTAAATATTAATGATGGTAGAACTACCTTCACGTAAGTCTTACTCATAAGTGACAAGTCTTCCTAGGAATAAGAAATTGTATCTTGAGGGAAATCTATAACTAATAAGGATTAGAAATCTAATTAGAAAAAAGAAAGTACAGAACGTAATATGTAATAGTATTATGTATAAGAGATATTTAACTTTTTAAAATAAAATAAAGGTTAAACATTGAATACCTTTGTAAATAAGAAAAAGTTTGTCAGACTTTTAAAGTCCATTCTTATTAATTTACATAAAGATACTAATCCTGAATTGACAGGATAAATAAAAATATGAATAACAAAGTTTGCAAACTTGCAGTTTTATCTCAAAAGTTTTATTTGGAGTAATCCTAGATGTGTTGTTCCCTTGAGAAAGGAATCAAAGCAGGTAGCAATAAGCAAACATTATAGAGAAATCTATTAGCTACATAACACAAATGAGTTCTCAGCAAGTAGTAAAAAAAGCTTTGGCGAACAATCTGGTGAGTTGAAACACCAAACTACGTGACCCTACTCTTATAATAGCAGAGATTACCTATTAAGGTTGCCATTCTGTGAATAAGACAAGAGGGTGCTAACTTTATCATTTTTAAAATTCATAAATTAAGTCTTCAGCTAAATATTCAGGTATGCTCTGACTGATTGAATAATATTTATATAATGCTCATTAGGCTCGTAACCTATAAGATGGAGGTATCCAGTCCTCGTAACCAACTCAAGAAAGGTTATCAGCATAATAATATAAATATTGAAAAGATCAAACATTACGTAAATTAAAAAAAAAAGAAAACAGTTAAAACCAATTATTATGATTACAACAAGTATTTTAGTATTTCTTAATATCTTATTGATTGAAGTTATACTTAGTGTTGATAATGCGAGCGTTATTGCAGTTATTGTTAACAAAAATTTAAAAGATGAGAAACAAAGAAAACATGCCATGACATATGGTATTATTGGAGCTTATCTTTTTAGAGGATTATCTTTAGCTTTTGTAAGTTGGATTATTTATAATCCTTCTGTAGGAGCGTGGTTTAAAATTGCAGGTGGATTGTATTTATGTCATTTGTTTTACACACATTTAACAGTAGAACCTGATAGTGTTGAAGAAGGAAAAGAACCAGGTTGGTTACAAAAATTATGTAATTGGATAGGTTTAAATAAATTCTGGACTACAGTAGTAATGGTGGAATTTTTAGATATTGTATTTAGTATTGATAATCTGGTAGCAGTTGTCAGTCTAAGTAATAATTTCTGGATTGTATGTAGTGCTGTAGCATTAGGTATATTAGCTATGAGATTTGTTGCACAATATTTTTCATCAATACTTAATAAATATCCTTCATTAGAATTAAGTGTATTTTACGTAATATTACTATTAGGTCTTAAAATGGCTTTAGCAGGAATATTTGATTTCTTTCCAGAAACAAAAATTCACGCAATTCTTAATGGACATAACACTGATTTAATATTTAGTGCTATTACATTGACTGTATTCCTATTTCCTATCATGTTTGGTAAGAAAAACAATTAGTAAATTTTTAAATTTTTTATATGTCACTATCACTTCAAAAAGGTCAGAATCTCAAGTTAGAGAAAGCTGATCTAAACTTAAATGAACTTCAAGTTGGTTTAGGTTGGAATGTTAAAAATGACAGCAGTGTCAAAGATGATTATGATCTTGATGTTGTTGGTCTTATTGTTAATGCCAGTGATGGAAAAGGTGCTACAGAAGCAAATTTCTTTTTCTATGGTAATGTTGATGGTAAAGGAACCTCTTCTGATGTCGCGTATGCTTCTTCAACAGATGTGGTGGCCACAGCTAAGAGTATTTTAGCAAATGCTCCTGTTGTAATTACTAAAGACAATCGTACCGGCCAAGGTGATGGAGATGATGAAACTTTATTCATCAATTCTTCTCTATTACCAAAAGACAAGAAAATTCTTATTGCCGTAAATATTTACGAAGCAGATAAGAGAAAACAAGCTATGGGAATGGTTGATGGAGCTTATTGCAGCATCAAAGGTTCTGATGGTAAAGAACATATTCGCTATGATTTGAAAGAGGATTTCTCAATTGAATCAGGTGTAATTGTTGGTGAAATCTACTGGAACAATGAAGATCTAAAAGTTCGTGCTTTAGGTCAAGGATTTACAGGAGATTTAAACGCTTTATTATCTCAACATCAATAAAATGGCGTTAGATTTAGTAAAGCTTAGAGAAAGAAAAGAGTCAGTACTTAACTTGAAAAAAGATATGGGATTAGGTTCTCAAAAAGCTCAAGTTGTACTGGCTCTGGACTACTCTGGTTCAATGGGAAGTCTTTATGCAAACGGTACTGTACAAGATACCGTAGAAAGAATTTTACCACTTGGTTTAGCTTTTGATGACAATGGAGAAGTTGATTTCTATTTGTTTGAAAACGGCTCAGTTAAATTACCTGAAAACATCACTTTGAAAAATTTGGATGGCTACATTCAAAATAAAGTAATTGGTAAATACTCTATGGGTGGTACTAATTATGCTCCAGTGTTGAGAGAAATTCAACGTGATTTTGCACCTAAAAAACAAGGTTCATTCCTTGGTCTTGGCGGTACTCCTGGTAAAATGAAAGATCCTGTATATATCATTTTTATCACTGATGGTGATAATTTTGATAGATCAGAAACTGAAGATATTGTAAGAAGTATGTCTGAACAAGGCTTTTTCATACAATTTGTAGGTATTGGAAGAGAATCATTTAGTTTTTTACAAAAACTTGATGATCTAAAAGGTAGAAAAATTGATAATGCGAATTTCTTTAGTATCTCAGATATTAAGAATTTCCCAGACTCTCAACTCTATCCGTCATTGATGAATGAGTTTCCTGGATGGGTTGCTCAAGCAAGAAATTTAAACCTTATTAAATAATGCTATCAACTATTATCAGTATTGTCATAGGTATGGTTTTAGAAACTTTCCTTGGTTGGGGAGCTAAAATTGTAGCCTGGGTTAAGACTATTAATTGGTCATAAAATTAAAAGTCTAAATGAATATTAGTATAGATTTATGGGGAACTCTTATTAAGAGTTCTCCATTATTTCATTTAAAGAAAACAGAACTTACAAAAGAGTTTTTTTCTTGTAGTGAAATGCTTAGTAATCACAATTTTAAAACTATCAAAAACAATCTTGATTGTATTATTGAAAGAACTGGTTGGCAACCTTCAAAAGAATTAATTATTAAATTATTAAATAGTTATTTCAGTCCTTCAGATCCAAATTTATTAAAAACTATTGAGTTTTACAGAGCTTATCAAGATTTAGCTATTAAATATCCACCATTACTTTATAGTGAAGATACGATTAAATATCTCCGTTTATTATCAGAAAATCATCTTTTAATATTAAGTAGTAATACATTATTACTTGAAGCTAAAACATTATTTACAATAATTGATAATTTAGGTATTTTTAATTATTTTACGAATTTTAATTTTAGTAGTGATCTTTTGGTTAGTAAACCTAATAAAGAAATGTATAGTAAAAGTCATTATCATATTGGTGATAATCATAATACTGATTATTTAGGTGCTAAAAGAGCTGGATCTGAACCAATAATTATTAATAGTAATTCCAGAACAATTAAAGATGCTTATCACATTATTTCAGAAAGATGCAGACAATAAGTTTAATTAAATCAGATAGTTTTACTGAAGACTTTTATCAAGACTACAGTAAATTCAAACATGGTAGTAAAACACAAGCTAGAAAATTTGGTCAACAATTAGCTCAAGTTTGTGATTTTCAAGAAGGTTCTACATTAGTTTTTTATGCAGCACCTTACAACAATGTTCCCGCAGCAAGTAATGCTTTAAAAGATTATTTACTTTCATCTTTAGCAAATCAATTTATTCAAAAAAATATCATAATTAAACAATCTAAAATTTTTAGAGAGTATTCTTATGATGACGATTATGGATTGATGAATAAAGAAGATCGTATTGCTGCTATTTCATCAGACATGATGTATCTTGATAAATCATGTATTCGTGAAGGAGAAATTCTTGTCTTTGTAGATGATATTAAAATAACAGGCAGTCATGAAATGCGAATTAAAGAAATTCTTGAAAGAGAAAAAATTCAAAATGACGTTATTTTTACCTATCTTGCTGAGTATACTGGTAATATACCAAGTATCGAACATGATTTAAATCATCGAGCAGTTTATAATCTTAGAACTGTTAATGATATTATTCGTAATGAAAAATTTATTTTCAACATTCGAGTTGTAAAATATATTTTAAGAGCAGATGTGGAAGAATTTGTAAGTTTTATAACTTATCAAAGTAAATCTTTCCAAGAAACTCTTTTTCATTTAGGCGTCCTGAATAATTATCATAAAAATGATAAGTATTCTTCTAATTTTAATATTTTAAAAGATATTTTAAAAACCAATTTATGAACGCAATATTAACTCAAAGTCCTTCAAGACCTTCAGAAAAACTTGACAGACAAAAAAATTTTATTAGATGGATGATAAATACTGTCCAAAACAGTACTTACAAAAATCCTCAAATTTTAATCAACGCTAGTAATAGAGTTAATTAACTTGGATGGGTCCTATAGCTCATTCGGTTAGAGCAACTGACTCATAATCAGTAGGTGCTTGGTTCGATTCCAAGTGGGACCACTACGAATTGGACGTCGTAGATTGGTTTTTATTACATGGGGTAGTTTAAAAACTACTCCGTGTAATAATTTTTAAAATGTAATTTTTAATTTATTATATTATGGAACAAAGAATCTATCTTGTTCACCAAAAACCACATTCTTTGAAAAAAAGAATGAAGGTTGTCAATAAAGGAGGTAATCCTGAAATTGTTGAAACTTTTGTTTCAGGCAACAAGCACACGAGAAGAACGTTTGCAGGAAAATATTTTCCTGAAACAAAAACGCTTCTCATAGGTATTGCAGGTAATCATGTAAATGATCCTTTTGTAAAATCCGTTGGAGCTGAAATTGCTGAATCTAGAGTTGAAAAAGTTTCAAATTATCTCTTGAGTCAAAAAAAACAAGTTTTAATTAAAGATGTGGATCCTCAACAAGTAGGAAACAAATTCTTTGAAACAGTAAAAACCTTAGAAGTATAAATGGTTAAAAAACTATTATTTGGTTTTTTGGTTAAATCTTCAGCCAAATTTAGTAAAAAAAGAACAAAAATTGTTTCTGTTTTTACAAAAATGAAAGAAGATCTTCTCAAAGTAATTGATGAAGAAAAAGTTTACGTTGAAAATCTTGTTTTACAACGTGATCAAATTGATGCTGAAATTGAAGCATCTAAAAACTCCATTGAAGAATCCAAAGGGGTTCTATCAAACATTGAAAATTTGCTAAATCCTTCTTAAAATGTCTAAACTAGATAACTTGATTGCTACGCTACTTCGTATCAAAGACAAAGAAAACGGAACTATAACTTTTAAATTTGCAGACGGTACGTTTCAAAGTCAAAACATTAATAAACAATTTTTTTATGATGAGAAAGGAAAACCTTTAGATCTTACAAAAGTTGTTCAACATATTAATGATATTTGTCATGATTTACATGCTGTAACTTTTGAAGTTGAATAATCATTCTGGTAAATTCAATACGATGAGAAAGCAAACCAAATCACTGAATAAAAATATTGATTTTTTATAATATGTCTGGTAGATCTGAACTTTCAAAAATTAAAAGGGAAGTTAAAATATTATCTTCTTTTATTCAAAATGAAAAAGAAGAATTAAGATTTGAACGACCTGTTCAGTTTAAGCCTAACAAATATATTATAAAAAATTAATAACAACAGCTCCGTAATTTATTATGGAGTTTTTGTTTGACTTTTAAATATTAGAAATGAAGAAAAAATTATACGACATAGAAATATTTAAAAATTTTTTTTGTGTAGGAATTAAAGATTATGAAACTAAAGAAATTACTTTTTATGAAATAAGTGAAGAAAAAGATGATCGGGAATTAATTTTTCATTTTTTTATGACTTTTACAGGATTTCTTATAAGTTTTAACGGTATTCATTATGACAATATGGTTATTAAATATTATCTTAGTAATTATGAAAATTATAAAAATTTAAGTTGGGATAATATTACTGCAGATTTAAAATGGTTTTCAGATAAAATTATAAATACTACAGTATATGACGAAGCAACTAAAAAAATTAAATATATGAATACGGGTTGGATTGATATAGATTTATTTTTATATTGGTCTAAAGGTATTAGAATATCTAAAAAAATTAGTCTTAAAGCGTTAGGTGTACAATTAGGCTATCCTGTAATACAGGAATTACCATATAAGCACGATACTATTTTAAAAAAAGAAGATTTACCTATATTAAGATATTATAATTATACTCATGATTTAGGTATTTTAGAAATGCTTACAGATGCTCAACAAGAACAAATTATTCTTAGACATAATGTTGTTAAAGATTATGGTTTATTTTGTTGGTCTTGGGATGCTCCAAAAGTAGCTCTTGAAGCGTTATTAAAAAATTATTGTGAAATAACAGGTAAAAATCTTAAATTAACAAGAGATCTTAGATTTATTAAAAATACAATTTACTTAAAAGATGTTCTTACAGGATTTGATCCTAAATTTGAATTACCTATTTTTAAAAAATTGTATGAAGAAATTTTAAATTCTACTAATAGTTTTAGTAAAAATTTACCAGTTAATTATAATAATACTAGTATTATGTTAACTTATGGTATTGGAGGATTACATTCTGTAAATGAAAATGAAAAATATTATACTACAGATACACATAAAGTTATTACTTCAGATGTTGAAAGTCTATATCCTAACATAATAATTAACAAAAAATGTATAAGATTTCCAGAAGTATTAGAACAATATGGAAATATTAAAACAGAAAGAGTTATTGCTAAAAAAAATAAAGAAAAACAAAAAGATTTATTTTTTAAACTTATTCTTAATGGAACTTCAGGTTTATTAGATATGGAACATTGTTTTTTATATTTTCCTGAAGGAGCTATGAGATTAAGACTTATAGGTCAATTAATTCTAACAAAATGTATTGAAGTATGTATTATAAATAATTGGAAAGTTGTTTCTGCTAATACAGATGGTATTGAAGTTATTGTGCCTGTAGATCAAGAAAATAAATATTATGAACTTCTTGATAAAACTATTGAATTATTTAATTTAAAATTAGAACATGAAGTTTATGAAAAAATATTTTACAAAAATGTTAACAATTATATAGCAATAACTCAAAAAGGAGATGTTAAAAGAAAAGGTCTTTTTAAATTACCTTTTAATGAAAAAGGACAAAGAGAAATACCTTTAGGTGATTCATGTGATGAAGTAATAATATCTAAAGCATTAAATGCGTATTATACTAAAAACATTAATCCTAGAGAATTCATATCAAATCCTGAAAAATATAATATTAGTATATTTGATTATTGTAAATCTAATAAGATTAGTAAAGATTTTACAGTTTATCATAATGGTGAAAAACAACAAAATTTAAATAGATATTATTTTTCTAAAACAGCACCTTATTTATATAAAAGAAAATATGATACAGGTACATTTCAACATGTAAATGTTGGACAAGGTGTTAAACTTTTTAATAATTATAAAGAAAAATCTTGGGAAGATTATAAAATTAATTATCAATATTATATTAGTAAAACACAAGAAATTATTGACGAAATAGATCGTCATAATCAATTAACATTATTTTAATAATGAATAATGAATGAGAATTTAGAAAAAAGATTTTATACAGAATTAGTTTCTGAGTCATATAAAACAACAGATGTAAACATAATTTCTAAAAAAATTAAAGATACTTTAAATATTGAAGTATCACCAAAAGAAGTTCATGAAATATTAACAGAAAATTATGAACTTGAACATCGAAAAATGGAATATAGTTTAAGTATGAGCTATATTTTTGATTTATAATACGCGTATGTGGGAAGAGTTGATTGATGAAATTGAGCGTTTAGGATTATCTTTTGATGAATTTTTAGCTTTATATAAACTATACAGCTATGAAACAAATTCTAGAAAGATATATTACGAATCAGATATGTTAAACACATATCTTGATTTAGAAGCAAAAGGTCTTATAAAAGCTTTTAATGAAAATGAAGTATTAACTTTTCATTTAAGAGAAAAAGGAAGACTTTTAATAGATTCTTTTGTTAATAAAAAAAATACTGTTTTAAAAGAAACACCTGAAATAAAGAAAACAATTAGTAATCAACATAAATTTGACGAATTTTGGATGACATTTCCTAGTTCTGATGAGCACGGAATATATCGAAGAACTCGTTTATTAAAAGGAAATAAAGAAATATGTAAAAAAAAATATCTTTCTTTACTTTCTGAAGGAATACTTCATGAAGATATTATTAAAGCATTACGTTATGAAATCAAATTACGTAAAGATGTTAATAATAAAAACAATAACATGACGTATATGAAAAATTCATTAACTTGGTTAAATCAAAGAGAATTTGAAATTATTCTTGAAACAATGTCTGAAGATAATGTTTCAAATTCTAACGATGATTGGACTACAAATTCAATTTAAAATATGACGACAATTATTTTTGGAGTTATTATATTAATGTTCTTTTTGTCAGAATTAGATGATTAATATATATATTGTATTAAGTATTTTATTTGTACATTGGTTTGCAGACTTTGTAACACAAACAGACAAACAAGCTACAAATAAAAGTAAAAGTATGAAATATTTATTAGAACATACTTTTACTTATAGTATTGTATGGTTTATTTTAGGAATTATAACTTCTTCTAAATATTTCTTATTCAGTACTAATTTATCTTTTAGTCAATTAATTTGTTTTACTAGTATTACTTTTATAGCACATACAGTAACTGATTTTTTTACTAGTAGATTAAATTCTAAATTATGGGAAGATAAAAAAATTCATAATTTTTTTGTAAGTATTGGTTTTGATCAATTTTTACATTATTTACAATTATTATTAACTTATTATTTTTTAACATCATGAAGTTAGAAGTTATAACAAATTTTACTACTTTAGGTAAAAGAAGATTAATGCTTTTTGGAGATATTCTTTTTGCTGAAAAAGATTCATTTGGAGATTTATCATTATTTTCGTATAAAGATAGAAAATATAAAGGTTATATAAAATCTTCTGATCAAAAAAAATATTTAAAAATCATAGAATGAAAAAATTATTTTTATTATTGTTTTGTGTTAATTTACAAGCACAAGTAATAAATTATCAAGTAGACCCTAATGTTGTTACAAATCCTGAAAGAGGTTTTTATCATCAATTAAGTTCAATGTCTTCTTCAGCACCAACTGTATATGTACCTTTACAACAATCTGTTTTAACAAATTACAGAACAGTAGAAGGTATTACTGTGATTAATCGTCAATTTTATTTAAATCAATTTTTAACAACAACAATTAGTTCTTCTTATTTAACTAATGTTCAAAATGATTTTAATATTTTAAGAAGTTCAGGATTAAAAGCTGTAATTAGATTTGTATATAGTAAAGATGAAACTTTAGCTGTTCAACAGCCTGTAAAATCTTTAATACTACAACATATTCAACAATTATCTTCTGTAATTAATAATAATAAAGATGTGATTATTAGTTTACAAGCTGGATTTATTGGTACATGGGGTGAATGGTATACTACAGGTAATTCTTCTGAATTTGGGGAAAGAGATATTATTAATACAACGCAATGGAATAACAGAAAAGAAGTTCTTGATAATTTGGTTAATAATATTGATTCTGAAATTCCAATTCAAGTAAGATATGTTACTATTAAAAAAACAATTTATGGAACAACACAATTAAACGATACTTCAGCTTTTGTAAATTCTTTTAATTCAAGAGTTGGATTTTATAATGATTGTTTCTTAAATGAATGGGGAGATTCTGGTACATATAGTGGTACAGGTCAAACAGGTAATCCTGTAGGAACATCTGATTATTTATTTTTATCAAATGATAGTAAATATATACCAATGACAGGTGAAACTTGTAAAGTTAATCAACCTAGAACTTTAGGTTCTAATGCTTTAAATGAAATGAATTTAACTAATTGGTTAACTTTAAATATTGATTATAATACTTCCGTATTATCTTCTTGGAGTGCTACAGAATTAACAGAAGTTAGAAAAAGACTCGGTTACAGATTTGAATTATTAAATAGCCAAATTATTGGAAACTGGTTAAATATTAGTTTAAATAATACAGGTTTTAGTAATATTATGAAAAATAGAAAAGTTTATCTAGTTTTTAAAAGTACAACTACAAATATAGATTATCCTTTTTTATTACAAGTAAATACTAGAAAATGGTTTAAAAACACAACAAGTACTATAGCTACAGATTTATCGCAATATAGTTTACCTAATGGTACATATAAATTATATTTAAATTTACCTGAAAACAACAATATTGCTTATTCTATAAGATTTGCTAATTTAAATACTTGGACATCACAAGGTTATAATGATTTACAACAAACATACATTGTAAATAATTTAGGTGTTAAAATCTTTGTAAAAGACAATATTATAAATGTATTTAATTTAAAAAATTATACATTAAAAATATATGATCTTTCAGGAAAACTTGTTTCTGAAAATAATGATGTTTCATCTTTATCTATAGGATGGTATATTATTAAAGTTAGAAATTATAATGGAATAACATATTCACAAAAATTCTATAAAAGCTAATGACAAATTATGAACTACATATTAGAATAGATGATTCTTATGAAATTGTTGAACAAATTGTTGCTAACAATGCATACAATGCAATGATAATGGTTAAAGAAAAAATAAAAAGAGAAAGAACTCCTAAATCGATATGGGTTCATGAAATGAAAATAATTAAATGAGTTTATTTGATAGAGTTTTTAAATATATAAAAGATCGTAGAGAAAGAGTTTTAACAGGAAAAATTAATTGCATCCCTTGGGGGTTACCTAAGTTTGAAGCCTTTAATCCTGGTATTGAAAAAGCAAAATATTATCTTTTAACAGCAAATAGTAAAGTTGGTAAAACACAAATTACTGATTTTTTATTCGTATACAATCCTTTTAGACAAATAAAAGAAAAAAAATTACCTATTAAATTAGTAATTAAGTATTTTTCTTTAGAAATGTCTAAAGAAGAAAAAACTTTACAATTTTTATGTCATTTAGTTTTTGTTATGAGTAATATGCGCTTAATAATTTCTCCTACAGATTTATCTAGTGCTAGAAATCCTATAAATTCTGAAGTTTTAGATTTTATAGAATCTCATTCTGATTATATTAATGAATTTTTATCTTGTGTAGAATTTATTGATAATATTAGAAACCCTTTTGGAATATTTAATTATATGAGATCGTATGCTTTAAAAAATGGAAAACAACATAAAAAAAATGTTGCTTTTACTAATGAAGAAGTAGATGATTATTATGAAGAAAATAATCCAGAAGAATATGTAATGTGTATTGTTGATCACGCAAAATTACTTTCAACTGAAAATGGAGGAACTGTAGCTCAAGCTATTGGAGATTTGTCAAGTAAATATTTTATTCAATTAAGAAATAAATATTATCAAATACCAGTATTAATTCAACAACAAGCTGCAGCTCAAGAATCTGTTGATAATATGAAAGCAAATAGACTTAGGCCAACACTTGACGGTTTAGGTGAAAATAAAACAACACAACAAGATGCAAATGTTATTTTTGGATTATTTAGTCCTTTCAGACATCATATACCAGAATATGAAGGTTATGATATAAAATTTTTTAAAGATAATATTCGTTTTTTAGAAATTTTAGGAGGAAGATCTGGTGGAGCTGGTACTATTTGTGCACTATATTTTAATGGAGCAGTTAATTATTTCAAAGAATTACCTAAAGCAGATCAATCTTCTGAAATAGAAAAAGTAAAACAAATAGTTATAAACAACAGAAATAATGAGCATAAATAAAATAGGTATAAATAATTCACCACATGAATTTACTAAAATTTATAAAGGACAATATAATGGAATTAGATTTTTAATTACTTTTAATAAACTTTATGAAGATGAATATGGTGAAACAGAATATACAACTGAAATAAATTGGATTGATCATATTGATGAAGACAGATCTAAAATTGTAAATGAAGCAATTATTAAAATTTTTAAAGATAGAATTGATAAAAAACTGATTTTAAAAGATTAAAAAATGAGATGTGAAATATCTATTGTTACAGTTAGAAAGAAAGGATTTAATCCTAGAACTTATTATGAAATAATTCCTCTTAGTAGTTGTAAAGATTATTATATTAATAAGAGAACAAGTGTACTTTATTTACTAGTTAACTCAGATATTAAACATGTATTTTTTCCTGAAATTCAATATTCTGACTCAATATTTAGTGATGAAGTTGAACTTATGGGAGATCATGAATTATCTGATATAGGATTTAGTATGTTAGATTCTTCAGATCCTTTAACAAAAAAACTAGGAATTGAAATTTTAAAAGCTCAATGTGATAAAATATGAGTATTTATCGAGTTCACATAAAAATAGAAAAAGAAGATACTCCAAGTGTTATTAAAATTTGGACATCTTCTAAAACTATTCAAATGTATAATGTTAGAGAAGTTATATATCGTTCAATATATAATAAACAAATGTGTTATCCTGAAGGAAAACATAAATATCTTGAATTAGGTAATCTTGTAGAGATGATTGTAGCGAGTCAAGAAGATAGAGATAATTTAAAATTAGCTTGGGAAATTATTAATACTCTTTATGAAAAAGAATGAAACATTAAAAGAAATAGCTACTGTAAAAGTAAAAGGATATCATGGTGATTCTGTATATTTTAGAATTGAAAAAAGTAGAATTAAAAAACAGTATTACTATTTAAATATTATAATTTTAGATAATTACATTAATAATATAATAAATGATCCAAGTAAATCAATTGGTAAAAACTACAAATGGATTTTTTATAAGTTATCTACTAGAAAATATGATTTTTCAAATTTTACAGTAGATGTTTTAGAAAGAGTTAAATATGTGGAAATACCTGAATATTTTTTTCTTCTTTTAGAAAGTTCAGATAAACTTAATTTAAGTTTAGCTTCTGTGATATTTAAACAAATATTTCCAAATTATTATGAATATTTAAGATCTCCTATAAAATGGAAGAAAAAATAATAAAATTAAAAATTTATAAAATAGAAATTGCTGAACATAATAAATTAATTAGTTATTATGAAATTCCTTTAAAGAATGAAAAATATTTAACAATATACAATTTAATAAATAATGAAACTATTTCTGAAATTAATAAATTTTTTTTAAAACCTCGTAAAATAAGAAGTTCACATACTTTTATAAAACAAAAAGTATATGATTTACTTTTTTCATCAGATCATTTACAATTTCTATTAGCTGTAGAAATAATTAAACAAAGAATTAAAAATATCAAAAAATGAAAAATAAAATAATACTAACTGGAAAACATGGTAGACCTTCAACTTTAGAAGTATATGCGTCTATGTCATCTGGAACGTTAGTTCAAAGAAGACAAGTGTTTAGTAAAATTGGTAGAAAACTACTTAAACAATATTATCGTGTATTCACAAATAATACTAGAACGCTAATAAAAGAAAAAACTATGAGTTTTCTTAACTCGATAGTTGTTCGTTGGGGAACAAGAGAAGAAATAGATACTGATAAAACAACAATTGTTTATAATCAATCTAAAGCAATTGCTATTGCTACTGATAAAAGATTATCAAGAGAAACATTTATAGCAAACAATGTAAACACACCTGCTCTTGTAACACCTGATACATTCAGAGAAGAATATTTACCTATTATTGCACGACCATTTACACATTCAAAAGGAAAAAACTTTGTAGTTTTAAATACAAGAGAAGAATTTGTAAATCATTACGTTAGAAATAATTCCAGTTGGTATTATTCTCAATTTATTAATAAAGAAAGAGAGTTTAGAATTCACTGTGCACATAGTAAAGTGTTAGCAGTAATGGAAAAATCTAATCCTAATAATGGTAACATTGCTTGGAATAGAGCACAAAATGATACAGAACCTTTTACTTATATTTCTTGGAATCAAGTAGATGATCAAAATCTTAAATGTGTTTTAGAAGAAGCCCTTAAAGCTACAGCCGCAATTGGTTTAGATATGAGTGGTGTTGATGTAATGTTATGTGGAGGTACTGCTTATGTACTGGAGGTTAATACTGCTCCCACACTAAATACATCACCATACGTAGCTTCAAGATGGGGAATGTATTTTGACTGGTTATTCAGAGTTGAAACCAGAAGAGAACATTGGGATTTTACTCAATTTAAAAAAGGATCAAGTATGATCTGGAAAAATTTTCAATTAACAGAAACAAAAGATAAATAAAATGAAACAAACAATTATTGATTGGTTATTAAACGGTATTCAAGAAGGATTAAATTTCTCAGAATTAGTGGATTTAGGAATTGTTAGTGAAGAAATCACTAATACTGAAGATTGTAAAATTATTACAAGAACATTTACTTCTCATGACGATACAATGACTAAAATTGTTACAGTATATGTTCCTAAGAAAACAAAGAATGAAGTTATTAAGGAATATGATACTAAAATTGCAGAAGCTGTAGCAGAACAACGTTATGAAGATGCTGCAAGACTTAGAGATGAACGTAATAAACTACAACAATGAAAAAAATATTATTTTTATTGTTTCTAATATCATTGTTTTCTTGTGAAGAACCTCAATATAGACATGTTGGTCAAGAAGTAATAAAAGGTAAAGTTTCAGCTTTTTCTGAAGGACATGTTGGAAGAGTCGCAACTCTTCCTAGAATATGGGTACAAGATAATAAAAATACTATAGAAGTTGAAATTCCATTTAGTTTAGAAAATCAATGGAAAGTTGGTGATTCTTGTTTATTAATTATTGAAAAATATGAAGTTTTAAAAAAATAATTTTGAAAGAGTATACTATTTTATATCGAGATACTAAAAATAATTTTACAATTGGAATTTGTGAATTAAAATTATTAATAATTAATGATATTATTCATAAAAACATTTTTCTAGCTTCAGATTTTTTTAAATCTGAAATAAAAATAAATCTTTTTTTAGAAGATAATGTTATAAATTTATTTTTAAGTGAGGATATAAATAATATTAAGCTAGGTAAAGAAATAATTAAACAAAAAATTGAAAAATTAAATGGCTAAAATTATTTATCATAAAACTAAAAAAGGTTCTGAAATTAAATATAATATTATAGTTGTTTCTTTAAATATCCAATTTTCATCTACATATGGTTGTCGTTTAAGACCTTTAAATGAACATTTTGGATTTAAAAAAAGAGGATGTAATATTCATATTGAAGAAGATTTAAAAACTCTTATCTTATCTGATAAAAAATTTGAATTTTTTCAAGGATCTATGACGATGAATGAAAATCTAGCTTTTGAAATATTAAAATTAAAACTTGATAATGAACTTGCAAGAAGAAATACAGAAAGATGTAGAAAAAAAATGGTACGAAAATAATTGTAAAGGTACTGCTGCATTAGCTACTGGTTCAGGAAAAAGTAAAATTTTAATAGATATAGTTTCTAAAGAAAAAAAACCTTGGTTATTAGTAGTTCCTACTGAAAAATTACGAGATAAAAATTGGAAAGAAGAATTTAAAAAATGGAATAAATTACATATTTATAACACTTATATTACCAGATGTTGTTACGCAAGTCTTTCTAAAATAGATTTAAGTCAATATGATGGTTGTTGTTTAGACGAAGGTCATAATATAAGTATAAATAATGTACAACCATTTAAAAATCATCATGAAAGATTAAAATTATTAGTTTTAACTGCAACAATTCCACGAGATGACCAAAAAAAACATATATTATTTAACATGTTAAAATGTAATATTATATATGAATTATCTTTAAAAAAAGCTATTGAAATCGGAATTGTGGCACCTCTTAAAATTTATCTTCATGAATTAAATCTTAATGTTATTAGAAACATTAGAGTAAAAACTAAGAAAATAAGTTTTCTTCAGTCAGAAAAAGGTATGTATGAATATCTATGTAAAAAAATAGATGAAAAAGCTTTTCCTACTCAAATGGATTATCTTTTAAGAGCAAGATTTATTTATAATTCTAGTACAAAAACAGAATATGCTAAGAAACTCTTAGCTAAATTACCTTCAGATAAAAGAATTTTAATATTTTCTCAAAGCATTAAACAAATTGAGGAAATTATGACTGAAATTTATCATTCTAAAACAACTGATAAATACTATGATTTATTTGTTAATGAAAAAATTAACAGATTAGGTGTAGTTGAATCTTTAAATGAAGGTGAAAATATTAAAAATCTTGATATTGGAGTAATACTTCAATGTAATTCTAACCCTAAGAATTTATTTCAAAGAATAGGTAGAATTATTAGAAAAAGAAAAAATCACGAAGCACAGATACACATACTTGTTCTTATGAACACAGTAGATGAGAAGTGGATTAACAATATTCTTATTGGATATGAGGATATTATAACAAGAATAAAAAATTAAAACATGTCATTTAAAATAAACAGTTTATATTTAACCGATGGTTATAAATAATTTAAAAATAGTTGTCTAAAAATTTGGAAATTAAATATGAAATTTCTAGATTTCCAGATGGTCAACAACAAGTTAAAATATTAAGTTGTAAAGATCTTTTTGAAGATGAAGATTATCAATATGGTGAACCTCATTTAAGAACAGATGTTCAAATAAAAGCAAGATTAAACAATTTTAAAGATTTAGAATTAATTATTTGTGCTACAAAATCATTAAGAGAATTAGGAATTCAAAATATTAATCTTTATACTCCTTATTTCTTAGGAAGTAGAAGTGATAGAAAATTTGAAGAAGGTTCTAATAATTATCTTAAAGATGTAATTTGTCCTATTATCAATAGTTTGAATTTTGATTCTGTAACTGTTTTAGATCCTCATAGTGATGTGTTAGAAGCTTGTTTAAATAATTTTAACAAAAATAGTAACTTAGATTTAATTAAATTTAGTCTCTCTTCTATGTTAAAATTATCAGAAGATACTGGAAAATTTTATGATGATGATTTTATTTTAGTATCTCCAGATTCTGGTGCAAATAAAAAGATTTTTAAAGTAGCTGAACAAATTGGTTATAAAGGAGATATTATTACTTGTAGTAAGTCTCGTGATGAACATGGTCAATTAAGTAAAGTAAATGTACCTTATGAATTTACGGGTAAAGATCTTATTATTATAGATGATATTTGTGATGGTGGCGCAACATTTATTAATATTGCAAAAACTATTAGAGATAGAGTTCATAATTCTGTTGAGCAACCAAAAATATATTTAATAATAACTCATGGAATATTTTCAAAAGGTTTAAAAGAACTTAATAAATATTTTGATGGTATTTATTGTACTAATTCATATGTTGATATGAATGATGATAATTTCTCACTTGTAAATGATAATCAGTTACATAAATTAAAACAATTAAACATATTCTAATGGCTTCAGAAAAGAAAACAAGAAGAAAAATATTTTACACTATTGGAGGTATGGGTTTAACACCTGACAAAAATGTAAAAACAGTTAGTGGAGGAGTATTCACTAAAAAATCAAGAGGTTTAAAATCTAAAATTAATGAAAATGAGTAAAAATAAAACAATAACTCGAACAAAAGCAGTCAGCATGATTAATGACAATGCTGGTAAATTCTTTACTGTAACTTTTGTAAAGAAAGATGGTAATGACAGAACTATTAATGGACTGTGTAAAAAAGAAAATACTACTCGTACAGGATATATTCGTATGTATTCTGCACAAGATAAAGGTTATCGTAGTGTTGACCCAAGAACTATTAATGCAATTAAAATTGCAGGAGAAGTTTTTAAAGTAAAATAATTATGTTTATCGACAATATTGACAGAATATTGTCTTTTCTGAAGTTTGAATCTGAAGATAATAAAAATCATCTTCAGATTCATCAAAGAAAATTTATAAACTAAAATAAATTAGTAATGAGTAAAACAGATTCTATTGTAGAAAGTATAATTAATCAATTCAGAAAACGTTCTGAATTAGGTATTAAAAAATATGGTACAACGTTAGCTGAAAATAATTCTGATGATTTTTTAGAACACTTAAAACAAGAATTAATGGATGCTATTTTGTACATTCAAAAATTACAAAGTCTGGTTAGTCAGACTAGTCAGATTAGTCAGACTGACCAAGATGTCAAAATGTCTTATGTTTTTTTAGGTGAAGCAAAATACAACAGAAACGCTTATTTAAGTTTAGTAGGAAATCAAGTAATTTTTGATTGTTCTGATTCAGAATATGGTCCTATTACGTTTCCTATTGAAACTTTAAGAAAAAAATTAATAGAACATGAAAAATAAAAGAAAATTTGTAGTAGGTGACATTCATGGTAACTATAAAGGTTTTAAACAAGCTTTACAAAGAGCAGGGTTTGATTATGAAAATGATGAACTTATTTCATTAGGTGATTTATGTGATGGTCATTCTGAAACATTTGAAGTAATTGAAGAATTACTTAAAATCAAAAATAAACATTTAGTTAAAGGTAACCATGATGATTGGTGGAATGATTTTCTTACAACAGGTATTCCAGCTACAAATTGGCAACAAGGACAAGCTGCAACAGGATTTTCTTACGCTAAAAATTGTATGATTAATGGTAACCCTGCAAGAGCTATTGATGAACAACATATGGGTATTTTAAGAAATTTAAAACCTTATATGATTCCTCAGTCTCATAGGGATTTGTTTAAGAATCAGTTACCTTATTACGAAGATGAAAAAGGTAGACTATTTATTCATGGTGGTTTTAACAGACATTATAAGTTAGAAGATCAGGATGAATTTGTTTATTGGTGGGATAGAGATTTGTGGAGTCAAGCTTTATCTTATGAATCTATGGTAGGTATGGATAGATGTCCTGTTCATGATGTTCCTGATCCTATAGCTAATTATAAACCAAAATTTAAAATGGTTGATGAGTTCAAAGAAATATTCATTGGACATACTTCAACAGAATTTTGGGGAAAAGATACTCCTATGCATGCTGCAAATATATGGAACCTTGACACAGGAGGTGGATGGTTTGGTAGAATTACAGTTATGAATATAGATACTAAAGAATATTATCAAAGTGATAGGGCAAAAGAACTCTATCCAGAATTTAAAGGAAGATAATTAAAATTTTTGCAGAGAGATTGAATGGAGTTAGATAAAAAAATTTTAAGTGATATTACTGTATATACAAAATATGCAAAATATCTACCTGAGTTAGAAAGAAGAGAAACTTGGGAGGAATTAGTTACTCGTAATATGAATATGCATATTACAAAATATCCGCAATTAGAAGCAGATATTCGAGGAATTTACAAAGATTTTGTATTTCCTAAAAAAATATTACCATCAATGCGTTCGTTACAGTTTGGTGGTAGAGCAATAAACTTAAATAATTCTAGAATTTACAATTGTGCTTTTTTACCTATTGATGATATACGTAGTTTTAGTGAAACTATGTTTTTACTATTAGGTGGTACGGGTATAATAAATAAAATTATAAAATAATTAGTAAAATATTTGGAAATTAAATAAAAATATTGTATATTTGTATTATGAAAGTAAAAATATACACATTAATAGATCCTATAACTTGTAAAATAAGATATATAGGTAGAACAACGCAATCTTTAAATAAAAGATTAATTGGTCATATTTCAAAATCCAAATTAAAACAGACACATCGGGATTTTTGGATTCAATCTTTATTAAAACAAGGTTTAATACCAAAAATAAAAGAATTAAAAATTGTAGAAGGTTGGTCTTATTCACATGAAGTTGAAAAAAATTATATTAAAAAAGCTTTAAAATATAATTATAATTTAACAAACCATGATGATAGAGGAGAGGGTTATAAAAATAAAATTATATCAAATTCTCAAAAATTAAAAATAAGTAATACTTTAAAATATAAGTATGAAAATAATTTAATTAAACCAACAAATACTGTTAAAATTTCTATTTTTGATTTAAATGGTAATTTTATACAAAATTTTAATTCTTGTTCAGAATGTGTTAAAATACTAAATGTTCCTCAAAGTAGTTTAGAAAAAGTATTAAGTAAAAAAGTTAAAAGATGGAAAAACTATCAAATAACTTATGGTGAAAATCCAGGAAAATATATTGGGAGATTAAATTTTAAACAAAATAATAAAAAAATATTTATTTACAACACTGTAAATAATGAAATTTTAGAATTTGAAAGTTTTAAAATGACTGCTAATTATTTAAAAGTATCTTCACCTACTATACGAAGAAATATTGATAAATTATATAAGGAGCAATTTTATATTTCCAACGCCCGTGTAAAATTGGATGAATTCAGGGAAACTCCAGAAGTGGACAATCCTGAGCCAAGCTTGTAGTTAAACACTACTTGAAGGTGCAACGACTAGATATTGAAACTAATTATAAAAGAAGATAACAGTGAATTCTGAAAGAGGGAATTTTACGGTGAAGCAGCGGCTGAAACTTCTTTTTTAATTAGAATATAATATATCCAAGAGCGTCCAACATTTTTTTTATAAAAATGAAGAGATAGTCTGAACTGTATATAACAAAAGAAAATACAGAAGTAGTAATTAAAAAAGCTACGATAACAAACCGTGGTTGGTTATAGTGTACAAAATCACCATATTGACAAATTACCTGAAATTAGAAAACCTAATTATAATAGAAAGAAAAAATACGTTGTTCAGGACAGTATTATTGGTTGGGCTGATGCTATTAAAACATTATTTAAATCTTATACTGGTAGTATTACTTCACATATAGAATTTGATTTGTCAGATATTAGACCAAAAGGAGCGCTATTAGTTACAGCTGGTGGTAAAGCACCTGGTCCTGAACCATTAAGAATAGCATTAGTAAAAATTGAAGCTATTTTAAGAGAAAAAGAAGAATCTTCTAAATTAACTGATATTGAATGTCACGATATACAATGTCATATTGCAGATGCAGTATTGGCAGGAGGTATTAGACGTGCTGCTATGATTAGTTTATTTGATTTAGATAGTGATGCTATGTTAAATTGTAAAGCTGGTAATTGGTGGGAAACTAATCCTCAAAGAGGTAGAGCAAACAATTCTGTAACTTTATTACGTCATAAAATTGACAAAAAAACATTTGATAAAGTTTGGGAAAGAATTGAAGCATCAGGAAGTGGTGAGCCTGGTATATATTTAACTAATGATAGAGATTGGGGTACAAACCCTCAACGGGGGCTTTGTTAAGTGATTAACATAGAAAATTTAACTAAAAACGGGGAAAATCTAGAACAGAAAATCCCGTGCTAACTCGATATGAGTTGTGTAGAGACTATGAATAGAAAAGAATTAATTAAATTACTCTCATTTTTTATAATGGGAGACGGATCGTTAGAGAAACATGGTAAAAACTCAAGAATATCTATTTCACATAATGTTGATAATTTAGATTATTTGATGTGGAAAAAAAGTATTTTAGAAAATATTACCAATTGTTCAGAGTATGATAGAAAAATTAAAAATAAAAATCATTCTCAAAATAAAGTTATCAGAAGTAGGACTCATCCTATTTATGAAAAATTAAGAAAACGATTGTATTTACAAAATAAGAAAGTAATTAATCCTCATTATCTTAAATTATTAGATTTTGAATCTTTAACAATATTAATCCAAGATGATGGTTCTTCATCTACAAAAGATGGAAGACTATCTAATTTGTATATTCATACAAATTCATTTTCATATGGAGATAATTTATTGATAAAAAAAGCGATTGAAGAAAATTTAGGAATAATGTTTAATGTTGTAAATAACAAAGGATATTACGAATTGAGACTTAGAAATAAAGATTATAATAAATTATATGAAGGATGCAAACCATATATTTTTAAATCTTTTGAGTATAAGTTTCCTATTCCTACGTTAAACTCTGAGAAATCAGATGATGAGATAGTCCAAACTTCATTGGGAAATGAAGAGATTAGCAGAAATGACTAATCCTCTATAATATATATATAGAGTAATAAAATTGTGTTGTGAAATTGCTTTAAGACCATATCAGTTTTGTAATCTTGTGGAAATAAATATGTCTGATATATTAGATCAAAATGATTTAAATAATAGAGCTAGAGCTGCATCTTTTATTGCAACATTACAAGCAAGTTATACTGATTTTCACTATTTAAGAGACATTTGGAGAAAAAATACTGAAAAAGATGCCTTATTAGGTGTTTCTATGACTGGTATTGCTTCTGAAAGTAATTTACAATTAGATTATGAACAAGCTTCTGAAATTGTCAAAAGTGAAAATGTAAATTTAGCAGAAATAATTGGTATTAATGCTGCAGCCAGAACTACCGCAGTTAAACCCGCAGGAACTACTAGTCTTGTGCTTGGTACTTCTTCAGGTATACATGCATGGCATAATGATTATTATATTCGTAGAATGCGCTTAGGAAAAAATGAAGCGATATATTCATATTTAGCAATATATCATCCTGAATTGCTTGAAGATGAATATTTTAGTCCTAATACTCAATCTGTAATTTCTGTTCCACAAAAAGCTCCAGAAGGAGCTATAACAAGACATGAATCAACATTAGATTTACTTGAAAGAGTTAAATTTATTTCTAAAAACTGGGTAAAAAATGGACATGTAAGAGGACAAAACACACATAATGTATCTTGTACTGTTTCTGTTAGACCAGATGAATGGAAAATTGTTGGTGAATGGATGTGGGTAAATAAAGATTATTATAATGGTCTTAGTGTATTACCTTATAATGGTGGTACATATCAACAAACTCCATTTGAAGATTGTAGTGAAGAAACTTATGAAAAAATGATGTCTGTATTAAAAGATGTAGATTTATCTAAAGTAATTGAATTACAAGATAATACTAATCTTAGTGGAGAAGCTGCGTGTAGTGGTGCAGGATGTGAAATTTAATAGTAAAAATAAAATTAATGATATTACCTCAAAAAAAAATAGGGGCAAGTAGAAAAAACCCAAAAAAATTAATAATTTTTAGTCAACCTAAATCAGGTAAAACCACTTGTTTAGCAAATCTTGAAAACAATTTAATTGTAGATTTGGAAGGTGGTTCTGATTTTGTTGAAGGTTTAAAAATAAATGTACCTAAACAAGCTGAAGAACAAGGAGTTCATTCTTTAGATGTTGTAAAACAAATTATAAAAGAACTCAATGAAGTAAAATCTAAAATAGGTAAAAATCCTTATAAATATATATCTTTAGATACTGTAACAGTATTAGAAGATATTCTTCTTCCATTAGCAGCAGATATGTATCGTCAAACTCCAATGGGATCAAATTGGATGGGAAATGATGTTAGAAAACTTCCTATGGGTGCAGGATATACTTATGTTAGAGATGCTTTTTTCTTTGTAATTAATCAATTTGAAAAAGTATGTGATACATTAATCTTGGTAGGACATGTTAAAAGAAAAAATATTACTACTGAAGATGGAGAAATTGATGAAAAATCATTAGATTTAACAGGAAGAATACCTTCAATGGTTTGTGCTGATGCTGATGCAATAGCGTATTTATATCGACATGAAAATAAAACTATTCTTAATTTTGCTCCATCAGAATCAGCAATTGTTGGTGCTAGATCAGAGCATTTAAGAGGTAAACAAATCGTTATTGCTGAAAGTGATTTTGATGGAAAAATTTCTATAGATTGGTCACAAATATTTATTAATGAATAATAGTTAGACTTCTAAATAAAAGTCAAATCAATTAATAACTTAAATATAAAATAATTAATATGTTTACATTCGGAAAAGAAAACGTAAAAGAAGGAAATGGAGTATTAATCTTTAATGATGGAGTTGCAGGTCGTGTAGAAAATGTAACTGTATCAATTGCTAAAAAAGGAGTAGATTATCAGGATGAAGGTAAAAATAAACCTGATTATCAAATCACTTATACTGATTCAAAAGGAGCTAGTACTAATGATGGTGTGTATTATTTAAATGAAAAGACACATAATGCTCAATATGGACCTTTTGAAAAAGCTGTTGAAAAACAATGGAATAAATTTGCTTCAATTATTGTTGCAGCAGATGGTGACCCTACAGTTCAAGCAGCTTCACCTCAAGAAATGGTTGATAAAATGGCAATGCTTTTGAAAAATGCGGTTTTAGGTAAATCATTTAATGTTTTTGCAAATTATGGAACAAAATCTAATCCTAAAAAATATTTACAAGTTAGATCTTGGACACCATTTATTGAAAAAGCATCTGAAGAAAATTCTAAACTTACTGCTAGTAATTTAGATCAAATTGAAAGAATTGATTCAAATGTTAATTCTACTACAAGTTCAGATCCAGCATTAACTGGTTGGGTATAATATTAATTAAGGGAGCTTCGGCTCCCTTTTTTATTTTATTATGAAAATAGATGTATTTTCAGAAGCTTACGATAAAGCTAAAAGAAATAATCAAAATAAATTTATGCCTTACCTAATTGTTTTAGATTTTAATTATATGCATTCAACACAAAATATGAGATTGTTAATCTTTTGGCTCAATTAAAATATTATGATGAATTAGGACATAATATTTATTTTTCAGAAAATGAAATTTCTAAAATTAATTTACTTATAGAATCTGATTTATTTGAAAATGTTGAATTAGCAAAACAAATTATACTTGAACGATTAAATAATAATTAAATTTTGGAAAATATTAAAAATACTCCGTTTAAAAGAATTAAAGATAATTCTGAACATAAAAGAAGTTTTCGTTTTAAACAAATGTATATTTTTTATGAATCTCATAGATTATTTAATTCTGGATTTTTAACAGAAGTTGAAAAAAATAATTTTTTAAATAAAATAGATAGTGATGAATTAACACTTAATCTTTTAATTCAAATATTAGAACAGTTTTCAAATGTATAATTTTAAAATAAAAACATTTATAAATGAAGAAAATTTATTAAAACACGTTTCAGATTACGATATTTTTAAATATTATATTGGAGATTTTAAAATTGGAAAATCTTTTAGTTCTCCTTTTAGAAAAGATGATTATGCTTCTTTTAATATTGGATACAATTCTATCACAAACAAATTATATTATAACGACTATGTTTTAGGAGGAGGTAATTTTATTTTGTTTGTCATGTATAAATATAATTTAAATTATCGTGAAGCGTGTAATAAAATTGTAATTGATCTAGATTTACAAGAACACTTTCATCTTTATGATTTAGATAAAAAAATAATAAAAGAAAATAAAAAATTTTTAAAAAGTACTGAAAATGAAATAAAAAAATTTAAAAAAGAAGTTTATCTTAGTGCTAAAATAAGATCTTGGCAAGAACATGATTTACAATTTTGGAAACAATTTGGTATTACTTTATCAACATTAGAAAAATATAATGTTTTTCCTGCAGAATATGCAATGGTTGGTGAAAAAATATTTAAATTAGATAAATACGCATATGTTTTTGTAGAATATAAAGATAATGAAAAGACAATTACTGTATATCAACCTTACAATAATCAAAAATGGATGAAAAATCATAATTCATCAGTATGGTATGGTTGGACACAATTACCTGAAAAAGGTAAAAATTTAATTATTACAAAATCTAGAAAAGACATAATGTCTATTTATGAAAATACAGGTATTCCTGTAGCAGGATTACAAAATGAAAAGATTTTACCAAAACAACAAGTAATGGATGAATTAAAAAATCGTTTTGAAACAATTTATGTTTTATATGATAATGATTTTGATAAACCTGTTAATTGGGGTAGAGAGTTTGGACAAAAATTGTCAGATGAATATAATCTTTTTCAAATTGAAATTCCTGAAGATTTAGAATCTAAAGATTTTAGTGATCTTATTCTTAATCATGGTAAAAAAAAAGCTTGTGAAGTGCTTTACGAATTAATTAGTGATACACTTCCTTTTTAATAAAATAAATAAAAATGAATACTGAAAATACCGAATATTACTTTGTATATGGAACATTAAAAAGAGGATATGGAAATAATAGAATATTTCAAAATTCTCCAACAGCAAAATTTATTGAAGAAGCTGTTACAGAACCTAAATATAATCTTTATCATTTAGGAGGATTTCCTGGAGTAACTGAGAATGGAAACACATCTATTCATGGTGAAATATGGGCAGTTTCTGATGAAGAAACTAAAAAAAGATTAGACATGTTGGAAGGATATAATAAACAAAATCCAGAAAACGGACTTTATGATAAAAAAATAATAACTATTGGCGATAAAAACGCAAATATTTATTTAATTAACAATTGGTACGGATTAAAAAACAAAATAGAATCAGGAAAATGGGAACGATAAATAAAAGAATTTTTAGCAAAATACACAACAAAAAAGAAAATATTACGACAAACACTTCAACATATCTTACTTTTTCAGAATATAACTATACATCAAATAAAATTGTAGCTGATTCACATTATGAAGCTAATGGATGTTGTACACATAGTATGAATTCTAAATTTTATCAAGGTAATCGTTATCCTAAATATGAATGGATGTTTGTTAGATATTCTTTAACAACATTACCTTCAAAATATAGATCTTTGTCTTATTTGAAACAATGGGTTGATTTTATAAATGAAACTTTTCCTTTTTCAGAAATATATTTGTTACATCATGATAAAGAAACACTTTTAATTCCTGAATTTTGGCAAGAAAAAAATATTAGTTTTTCTTTTAATAAAAAACATGTTTATTTTGCTATCAAAAAAGATACTTCAGTAGGATATTCATATAAAAATTTATTTTTATTGTCTTTAATAAGATATATCGGTTCTCCTGTATATTTTTTTATGGTATATGATACTTTAAGATTAAGAAAATTAAAATCTTTAAGTCATTTATCTAATTGGGATATTTTAAATATTGCTAGATTTGGTAATCAAGATAATGATTATCATAATAAATCTGATTCTTCTACAGGTATGCTTTATTATTACAGATCTCCTTTTTTTATTAATTATTTATCTCCAAAAGCAAGATCTTTTTCTGAATTTATAGATTCTATTTCAAGAAATCAAAATCAAAATAACTCTTTTTCTACGAATTCAATGAAATTAAATATTATTTATTTAATGCATTTATTTGAAAAAAAACGTTATTTAAAATTATTTTCATTGATAAATGATCCTAAATATGTTTCTTCATATGATCCTAATTCACACTGGGTTGGAGAAAGAGGAGAAATGAAAACATTTGTAGAATCTCAATTTGGAAAAAATTGTTCAGCTTTTTTTACAGATTTAAATAATAGAACCCTTGATTTAAAAGCTTATGAAAAAACACTTTAAATTACAAAATGTTACTATTGGTAGTGATTTAGAATTATTTTTAAAAAATAAAACTACTGGTGAATTAGAATCAGCAATTGGTGTTTTTGGAGGAACTAAAAAAGAACCAAAATATATTGGTAATTTATGTTATATTCAAGAAGATAACATTTTAGTTGAAGCAAATATTCCTCCAGTAACTTCTTTTGAAGATTTTTTTAAATATATTTCATATATTAAACATTATATTCTTGAAAATTATCCTCATTTAGATTTACATTATAGTTGTAGTGAAATAGCTCCTCAAAGACTTCTTTTAAATCAGAAAGCTCTAGAATTTGGATGTGATCCTGTATTAATTGTAGATTATAATGATGAAGGAGATGTAATTCCTGATATTGATTTTGAACAGTCAATTGTTGAAAAACAATTTAGTACTATTAGAGTTGGAGGATTTCATATTCATTTTGGTTATGATAATCATTCTCCTGAAATAAGTAGAGAAATTGTTAAACTTTTTGAAAAAAATGTTACTTTAAAATTAATGAATGAGGAATATGATCCTCATAATAGAAGAAAATTTTATGGTAAATCTGGAGAATATAGACTTAAACCTTATGGTTTAGAATGTAGATCTTTAGGTAGTTCATTATTAAAAGATGAATTAAGTCTTAAAAAAGTATGGGACTGTGTTCAAGATACTATTACACAATTTAATCAAGGAGAAAGAGTTTCAAAACAAGAATTTAAAATTATAAAAGAATTAATCAATACAAATAAAGAATAAACAGAAATAAAATGATAAACACAATTTTAATCTTTGGATTATTACAATTAGGTTATAACTTATTGTTTAAACCTAAATACACAATTTTTAGCTGCGGATTATTTGGCGTAGCTACTGACGATATTAGTAAAATTAATATCGATAAATTAAAAATATTAGGTATTTATAATGATTCTAGAGGAGGCCATTCTTGTGGAATAACTTTAGACGGAGACATTATTTATGGTACAAATAAACAAAAATTATTCAAAGATTTAATTTCAGATTGCAATATTGGAGCTCCTGAAATTTTACCTGTTGTTTTAGGACATACTAGAATGGCTACTGGTGGGACACACGATGAATATAATGCACATCCTTTTGGTTTTGGTGAAAATAAATCTTTTTATCATTTTATTGGAACACATAATGGTACATTATTTAATCATTTAGATTTAGCAAAAAAATACGGAGTAAGTGTTACAAAAGAAGAAAAAATTTATAATGGTTCTGGATTTTTTAATAGAACTAAAATTGATTCTGAAATTCTTTTAGAAATTATTTATAAAAATGCAAATTTCAATGTATTAGAAGAATATGAAGGAGCAGCTGCTTTAGCAATGTATAATACTAAAAGAAAAAATAATCTTTATCTTTATCATGGTGCTTCTAAAAAATTTCAATATGATAAAGAATTAACTGAAGAAAGACCTCTTTTCATTTATCAAGCAGAACCTAATTTATTATATTATTCTTCAATAAAAGAATCTTTAGAAGCAATTAATGATAATGAAGGGTTAATTAAAGCATTAGATTGTAATGTTGTTTACGATATAAAAAATGGAGATTTTTTATCTGCTAAAAAAACTTTTATTAATCGTAGTAACGTAATGCAAAATAAAATCTATATTGCACCTGTAAATAATATTCCTTCAGGAGCATCTAGATGGGATCCAGAAACTAGAAGATGGGTTACTAAAAATGAAAATTCTAAAAAATCATCTTTAAATTTAGAAAAAATAAACTTAAATAGTCTTTCTGAACATAAAAACTGGTTTGAAGAAAAACATAAAGAATTTGTAAATAAAGGAGAAATTTATTTTGAAAATTTAAGATTTTGGAAAAATAAAGAATTATTGGAAGGTGTTTATTTATTAGATAATAATATGAATTTAATTCATATTTGTAATTATTTAACTTCTTTTGATGCATGTTTTACAAGAATAATTGAAGATAATCATTTAGAAAATTTAAAACATAAAATAATCTTACCTTTTGTAAAAGGAATTCTTTTAAGATCTATGTCTGATTATAATCCTGTAAAAGATAATTATGAACTTTTTGATTATTCTGGTATAAGTGAAGCAAGTGTTTATCCTGTAAGAGATATTTCAAATGTTAATTCAAAAGCTTATTTTAGAGGAAGTGTCGCTGAATTAGGTTTTTGTAGTTTTATTGGTAGAGATGTTATTAAATTAAGAAATGGATTTAGTTTTTCAATTGAAAAAAAAGATTTATCTTTTGATGTAAATAAAAAGTATTATCTTCCTGAAGATCTTGAAATTTTTAATAAAATTTCTGAAAATAATATTAAACAAGAAACTAAAAAAGAAAAGTCTAATGATGATACAGCTATAGAATTATATAATGAAAATATTATTGCTACAGTTGATTATTGTATTGACGACACAGATGAAAGTTTTGAAGATGTTGCTACTCAAAATAAGATAAAAACAGCTTTAGAATCTATTAAACAATTTATTAATGATAAATTAAAATTCTGAATATGAAAGTTACAACAATAAATGGAGAAGAAATTTTAAAAAAAGATGCCAGAAAAATTAAAAGAGAAGATGGTACTTATGGATATTTTAAAATTGGTAATCCTGAAATAAAAGATTCAGGAGATTGTTATCAAATTAATAATATTTTTTACACTTTAGAGAAAAAAAGAATTGTTTGGGATCATTATTTAAAAAAATATGTTTTAAAATCATCTACAATAGAAGGAATTATAGATAAAAATTTTAAAGTAGGAAGTTTTAATAATGAAGCACCTGTAGTACATATTTACATTAATGAAATTAAATCTGCTCTTTGTATGAGTAGAGATATTCCTCAAGAATTAAATTATATTGAAGGACCAGGTAATTGTTTTTATAATCCAGATTATTTTACATATTCTCAAATTTTTCCTAGACGTGCTATTGATTCAAATCTTAAAAACTTATTACCTTATAATTTTAAAACATTACAAGAACAAGCTTCAGAAAATTACAAATCTTTCAAAATAAAAAATGATGAAGAATGTAATTTATTATATCAAATAGCACCTCATTTATTTGATAAATATACTTTTGGAATAGAGTTAGAAACAACACGTGGATTAATTCCTATGTCAGTTTATCGTAATTTAGGAGTAATGCCTGTTAGAGATGGTTCAATTTCAGGATTAGAATATGTTACAATTCCTTTAAATGGTAAAAAAGGAGTTGCTGCTTTTAAAGAAATTATTGAAAGTATTATTAAATATACTGATTCAAATTATACTTGTTCAATGCATGTACATGTAGGAGGTATTCCTAGAACAATGGAATTTATTGTGGCAATGTTTAAATTTGGATATTATTTTCAAGAAAATATTTTTCAATTATTTCCTTCATATAAAAGAGTTAACGATGGTATTAAAAAACAATGTTATACTGCGCCATTAGATAGTTTATTAATGGCTTCTTTAAATTTTAAATCTACTGGTATTGAAAAAATAAAAGAAGATTATCAAAGTATAGTTTATGCTTTATCAGGAAATCATGTAGATTTTGAAAAATTTGTAGAACTTGACAAAATTCAAGCACATCCGTCAGATCCTCAAGAAAGTGCAAAATGGTATATGAAAGAAAGATATAAATGGTTAAATATTATTCCTTTAATATTTACAAATAAAAAAACTATTGAATATCGAATTTTTACAGTACCTGATAATTTTGAAAAAGCGTTTTTATTTTTATTAATAAGTTTAGTAATTACAGATTTTGTTAATAATTATACTTCAAAAATTTTAACAACACCTTCTGTTAGTAAAAATATAAACTTATATACTATTTCTAATTATACAAACACGGCTTCTATTTTTAAAGATATGTTAAATCAACGACTTATTGAAGTTTCTAAGCAATCAAATAATAAAGGATCTTTTTTTGAAGAAGAGCAAATTAAACTTTCAAAAAATATTTCTTTTTTAAAAAAGAAAGAAAAATCTTTAACAGATTTATTATTTAGAAATAATGGAAGAAGTGTTTAAAACGTGGTTGAAACCTTTAAAATCACTATTAGATTCAAAATACTTTAATGATTTAATTTCTTATTTAAATACACAATATGGATTATCAAAATTTAAATTTAATAAAATAAAAATTTATCCTGAAAAAAAAGATGTTTTTAAATGTTTCAATTGTGATTTTAATGATTTAAAAGTGGTTTTTATCGGAAATGAACCTTTTGATGATTATTCAGGAGGTTTAGCTTTTGATACAAATGTTAAAAAAATAGATCTGCATCCTACATCTGAAGTTTTAAGAGTTAAAATTGAAAATGAGTTTTATAACGGATTTAATATAGTCCATGATTCCACATTAGAATATTTAATGAATCAAGGGGTTTTATTATTAAATGAAAGCTTAACAACAACTACTCAAAAAAGTCATAAAGAAAAATGGAGAGATTTTATTGTAGGAGTAATTAATGCAATACAAAATCATCATACAGGTATCATCTTTTGTATGGATGAAAAAAGTGAATTGATTGATTTAATTGATGTACGAACACAATATCTTTTAACATTTGAAAATCCTTCAGAGTATACTTATAATCCTGGAGCGTGGAATTTTAAATTCCAAACAATTAATGATATTCTTGAACAAAATAACGGAAAAGAATATACAATAGATTTTTAATTAATGGCAAATCGTAACAGAAATGCTGGTAATCAGTACGAACGTGACATAGTTAACGAACTTAGAAAATTAGGTTTTGAAACAGTTGTCACGTCTCGTTCTGAATCCAGAAATATGGATAATACTAAAGTAGATATATTTGATCCTGAAGGACAATTTCCTTATTTCATACAAAATAAAGTATATCAAAATTATCCTAAATTAAATGAACTTATTAACGGAAAAGATGTTAATAAGAAAAAACCTCTTTTAGTTTTTCATAAAAAGGTTGAAAAAAGAGGTACAAGATTCTTCACAGAAGGAGAATTTGTTAGTATGAATAAAGAAACCTTTTATAATCTTTTAATACAAGCCTATGGAGATAACACTCGTGAGTAATTTAGCTAAAGTAAGTATGGTTGAAAAAGACTATGAATTATTAATGGCTAAAATAAATTCACAAAATTTAAATGGTGCAAGATTGTTTGTTGAAGATAAAATTGATGAAATTATTTTTTCTAGAAAAATTGAATCTTTTAATTATAATAAATTAAAAACATTAAAACAATTAGACACTATTATTACAAATGAATATATTAATAGAATTGATGTAAATGGCGCTAAAACAATTAGTCAGTAATAATATAAGTTATTCCCTTTTAAAAGCAGTTGATGATAGTGGCCCACAAGCATTAGTAAATAAAATTGAAATTCATAATTCAGGTATTGATTTTGGAAAAAGATTAGATGATTTTATTAGTCTTTCTTCAGAAGAATTTAATAAAAAATATTTAGTTGCAGATCACTCAATGAGTGGGGATTTAGAAATTTTAGCTAAAATTGTAGCAAATAGTAGTTTTACAGTACTAGATGAAGATTATTTTGAACAAGTTATTAAAATAATCGATTCTAATAATTTTTTTAAAACAGTTACAAAAAATGAAACTAAAATAAAAAAATTTAATACTCCTGAATTTGATCATTATGTTTCTCTTTTAAGAAAACATCCTGATAAAACTTTTATTACTTACGCAGAATATACTAAACTTGTTGATGCAAGATTTTCTTTATTTAATCATAAATCTACAAAGAAATATTTTAATTGTGAAAATCATTGCGAAGAAATATACCAATTAGAAATAATTTATCAATATAAGAATAAAAATATTAAAACAATTCTTGATAAATTAATTATAAATCATTATGAAAAAACAATTCAACCTTTAGATTTAAAATCAGGAAGTGTTGATTCTTATGAATTTATAAAAAGTTTTTTTAATTATAAATATTATATTCAAGGAGGGCTATATCAAAAAGCTGTAGAAGAATGGATAAAAAATACAAAATTAAAGGATTATCTAATATTACCTTTTAAATTTATATTTTTACCAACTTATAATTTAAATAATCCAAAAACATTTATTTTTACTAAAAAATGGTATAATGCTTCGTGGAAAGGTTTTACTACTAAATCAGGATATGTTTATCGAGGAATTGATGAATTGATTGATATTGTTAGTTGGCATATTGAAAATCAAATTTTTAATGAAACAAAACAATTCTATGAGAATGAAGAAATAGAATTGGATGATAGTTTCATAATTATTAAATAATTAGAATGGAGACGAGAATGATTGATGTTGAAAAGATGACTCCAAACAGGTCTAAGACCTATTTATTTCCATTATTATCAGAGTTTTTTGTTTTTCCTGATAATATTATACATTTATTAAAAAACACATATATTTATGATGAAGATAATTTACATGAAAATTGTATATATCTTTTATTTAAATACGATAAATCACCTGAGTTTAGTAAATTTGAATTTAATCTTACTCAAGAAAAAAATTATGTAAAGCATTATGATTTAAATAATAATCTAATACTTTATGTTTTAAAATTTCCTAGTGAATATTTTGAAGAGTATCTTCATTTTAAAAATAGCAAATATTCTTTTTATGGAAAAGATGCTCAAGAATTAATTATTAGATATTTAAAATCTTTAAGGTTAAATCCTCAAATTATTAAAAAAATAGATCAAATATTTAAAAAAGATAAAACACTAAAATTACAAATTGAAAAACAATTAGGTGTTACATTAAGTTTTGATGCTGAATTAGGTGAAATAATAAACAACGAAAACGAAACAATTAATATAATTAAAAATATAAAAAATTATAATGGATCTTAAATATTCAAAATTAAGTGAATTAGCAAAAGAACCTTCTTACGCAAAACCAGGAGATGCAGGTTTAGATCTCACAGCAACTAAGATTGTAAAGAATAGTCTATTTTCTGTTTGGTACAATACAGATATTGCTGTAGAAATTCCTAAAGGACATTTTGGAATGATAGTTCCAAGAAGTTCTATTTCTAATGATGCTGCATTAACTTTAGCAAATGATGTAGGTATTATTGATGCAGGTTATAGAGGAGGTATTCAAGTACGTTTCAATAGAACTTTTAAAGGTTTTTTTACAAGAAAAAAATATAATGTTGGTGATAGAATTGCCCAATTAATAATTATACCTTTTAAATCAGTAACTCCTAATAAAACAATTTTTCTATCAAATACAGATAGAGGCGCTGGTGGACATGGTAGTACAGGAAAATGAAAAAATATGATACTTTTGAAGAATTTATAAAAAATGTAATTTTTCATCAAGAAGATGTTGTTCTTCCTGATTCAAAAACAATAAGTAAATTTCCTTATATTACTAATAAAGGATTTGATTATATTACATTACATTTAAAATTGCGAGAAATTTACGAACAACAATACAAAACTAATGGATAATATAGGAAAAATTGGAAAACTACTTATGATGAATGAACCTTTCTATGGGTTTTTTTTATTAAATTTGCATAAGGAGTTTTCCAATTCCCTACCTACAGCAGGTGTAGGAAAACAGGGAATTAATCAAATGTTATGGATAAATCCAGAATTTTGGGGAAAGTTAAGTGAAAATCATAAACTAGGTTTATTAAAGCATGAACTTTTACATATTTGTTTTTATCATTTAACAACTAGAAATATTTTTAATAATAAAAAATTATTTAATATTGCTGCTGATTTAGAAATAAATCAATATATTAAAGAAGAATGGTTACCTGAAGGAGCTATTACTAGAAATTCTTTCCCTACAATTACACTAGATGTTAAAGCAGGGACTAATTATTATTATCATGAATTATTAAAAAATTTAAATTCTAATGATCCAGATCAAAATTTAAAAAATCTTTTATCTTCAAATGAAGATATTCATGAAACATGGAAAGATTTTGAAAGTTTGACAGAAACTGAAAAAAAATTAATACAAAATCAAGCAGATTATATTTTAAAAAATACTGCTGAAAGTATTAATAAAAGTAGAGGTTTAATTCCTGGAGAATTAAAAAGTAAAATTGATGAATTGTTTAAAATTGAAGAACCTGTCTTTAATTGGAAAGCGTATCTTAGAAGAGCTTTAGGTGCTTCTCAAGAAATTTATACTAAAAAATCAAGACGTAAGTTTTCTAAAAGATTTGAAGGTTCTGCTGGTATTAAAATTAAACAAAAACACCATATTTTATATGCTAAAGATACTTCAGGTTCAGTAAGTAATGCTGAAATAATGGAAGCAGAAAGTGAACTTCATCATTTATGGAAAGCTGGTGCTAAAATTACAGTATTAGAATGTGATTCTAAAATTTCAGATATGTATCAATATACTGGTAAATTTAGAGGATATATTACTGGTAGAGGAGGTACAAGTTTTGATCCAGTAATAGATTATTACAATAAACATAAAGATAAATTTACAACATTGGTTTATTTTACAGATGGTGAATGTACTGTAAATATTAAACCAACAAAAAATATGATTTGGATTATTTCCTCATCAGGTCGAGTAATGGATAAACTTCCAGGATATATAATTAAAATACCAAAAAATGAATAACGAATTAAATATTAAAGAATTAAAAGAAATTGCTAGTTATATTGTTGATAATAATGCTAGATTAAGAGAAGAAGGTAAAAAAACCACTGCTATTGAAGTAATTGGAGAATCGGGTATTGGTAAAACTTCAGCAATAATTCAATTAGCTAGTCAAAGAGACATGGATATTGTTAAATTAAATTTAGCACAACTTGAAGAATTAGGTGACTTAATAGGATACCCTTTAAAAGAGTTTCATGTTTGTTCTAAAGACGGTAATTGTATATGGATACCTGAAACATTACTTGAAAATTATGTTTCTTTAGGATATACTATTGTTGAAGGTTCTGAATCAAGAATGTCTTATGCTCCTCCAGCATGGTTACCAAAACAATCAAATCCTAATGGCGGAATTTTAATTCTTGATGACTGGAATAGAGCTGATCAAAGATTTATACAAGCTGTAATGGAATTATTAGATAGAGGTCAGTATATTTCTTGGTCATTACCTCCTAATTGGACTATTTGTTTAACTGCAAATCCTGATAATGGAGATTATAATGTATCATCAATAGACAATGCTCAAAGAACAAGATTTATAAGTTTTAATTTAGGATTTGATAAAGATGTTTGGGCTGAATGGGCAGAAACTGAAAATATTGATGGTAGATGTATTAATTTTGTTTTAATGTATCCTGAAGTTCTTAAAAAAGAAGGAAATGTTCAAACAGTTAATGCAAGATCTCTTGTTACTTTTTTCAATACTATCTCAGGTATTAAAAATTTTAATACTTCAGATAGTTTATATAAAATATTATTAATATCTAAAGGATGTTTTTCGTCTAAAGAAGATGTTGTAGGTAATTTGTTTACAATGTTTATTAATAATAAATTAGACAAATTAATTCAACCTGATGAAATGTTGTTTAATGATTGGAATAAAGTTTCAAAAGAAATAGAAGAATCTGTTTTTTCAGGAGAAAATAATACTTATCGTGCAGATATTGGAGCTACAATTACAACAAGATTTATTAATTTTGTACAAAATTATTTTGACACAGATGAAAATTCAAACAGTCAATTAGTTGTTGATAGAATTTTAGATATTGTTAATTTTGAAAAAACTCTTCTTGCAGAAGATTTAATTTTTAATATGATTAGAAACATTGTTGCAAAATATCCTAAAAGAACAAATAAGTTATTACAAAATCCTAATATAATGCAAAAAATTATAGGCTAATGATTAAATTATGGAATGGAAGGCTTCTATATCAAATAAGTAGAAGTTGGAATGGAGGTAGAACAGGAGGTAAAGATGGATACAATCTTAATCAAAGTAGATATGAAAATTATACTTATGTTCAAAATAATCAAGATTTTAAAAATTTTATTTCTGAATATAATGAGATTTTTAAAAAAACTGTAGATATTTTGGAAAAAGATGTCATTTATTTTTTTAAAGAAAGTAAGTATCCTAGATTTAAATTTTCAGCTAATTGTAAAAATTTAAAAACAATTAAAATTGAAAATGCAACTAAAATTATAACACCTAATATAATTAGTGTTTCATCTTTTAATCGTCACGGTAAAAATTCATTTATTGTTGAATGTACATTAACAAATAATTCTTATTTATGTAATCATCATTATGGTGCACAAATTCATAAAGAATTTTCAAAACCTTCAATAGAAGATTCTTTTGTATATTTATTACAAGAAAAATTTCTTATTCAAGGAAACAATTATACTGTTTATCACGATATTGAAGCATTTAATATTCAAAATTCTGATAATCCTGAAGAATTTATAAACAATGTTTTAAATAATTTAAATAAATGTATTTCTGAGGAAAGTCTTGAAAAATATGTATCAAAAGATTCAACAGAATTAAATGCTGAAATATATGATTCTATAAATAATATGCTTCAATCAAAAGATTCAACAACTGTTGAATTAGGTATTAAAATGTTAAATAATTTTAATATTGAAAAAAGTACTTTAAAGATAGGAATGCTTATTAGAAGTAATATTGAAAGAATTATTAAAAATAAAGCTTATTCATCTACAGGATTTAAAAATGTAATTAAACAATTAAATTTAGATACAAATTCAATTCGTTTTGGAGATAATTTAACTTATTTAAATAAGCTATATGTTTCTTCTGAAAAAGATAAAGATGAAATTAGAGACTTAACAGTAAAAGAAATGTTAAATCAAATAAATTCTTTTTATTTAAGTCAAATCAGAAAAGTTTCTTCAATGGGACTTAATATTAAATTAGATATTTTTTAAAATAAAAAAGCCTATACTCACTTAATTGTGAATATAGGCTTTCTTTTTTTTAGACTTTTAGTTTCTATTCAAGTATTCAAAAGCTTCTTTAGGTTCTTTAAAGATTTTATTACCTGGAATAAATTTAGTCATATTTACTGTATTTTTTTCAAAATGTTCTAATCTGTCATCTGTGAAAGGATCTATAAAATTAGTTATTGATCCTAATAATTTACTAGTTGATTCTAAAAAAGCTAAAGAACTAATTGGATTTTTTAATACTCTCCATGCTTCTGTAATATCATAGTATTGTGATGCTTCAGATTGAAGTCTTCTAAATACTGCTGCAGCAAACCACATTTCATCATCATCGTCTCCTGCTGATGCTGCAAATAAATATGCAAGTGAAGCAAATGTTGAAATAACAGCTAATTCTGTAAAAGTTCTTCTAATGTTAGCTTGTTCCCAAGAATCACGATCTTTAAATTCTTTTATTATTAAAGATAATTGAAAAGCTTTAATTTTAGGTAAAACTACATTTTTAATAAAACGAATTGTTGTGACATAATTACCTTCATCAGGTCTTTGTAAATCATAATTATATTTTAAAATAACATCTTCATCTTTTCCTAAATTTGTACTAATACCTCTCCATCTTGATAATGCTGGAGAAATAATGTGTTTTTTAAAATGAAACAATGCTTTACCATAAAAATGTCTTTGTAATTCTGAAGTATATTCATAACCATAATTACCTTGTGCTTTTATTAAAGATGATTGAATATAAGACCTTACTGTACTTTTACCACCTCTTGAAAACTCATTTATTTTATCAAGAGTTGTATAAAAAGGTTTTTTAATTGTTGTTGTAAGCATTCCTTTTTCAATGACAGAAATATCTAGTAAACTAGCAGCATCTTGTTTATTTGATACAATTTGACCTTTACTGTTTAAATAATTTCCATTTTTATCTAAAATTTTTGCAGAATCTAAAATTGTCATTGTATGAATTGCTGCAATATGGTGTTCACCACTTTCTTGAAAGAAATATAAAGGTTTATCATTTAATAGAGCTAACGTTTTATTTTTTTCAAAATTATTTTGAAGCATATGTGAAGAAACTAAACCTCCATAAGATAATAATAATTGATTACCAATAGATTTATAAACATTTCTACCTATATCATCAATAAATCCTCCTAAATGAGTATAATAATATTTTTCAGCATTTTTAACATTATCTAATGTCAAGTTAGGATCTCTTATGACTTCAAATAAATTTTGAGCTTTACCTGTAATTAAGTTTGCAGGTGCTCCAATACTGTTTAAAGCCATTGATGCTTTAGAAATGGTACCTCTTAAAAAAGATTCTACTTTATTAACATCTTGACCAAATATTTTTCCAGCATATTCGTTAGTTTTATCATACAATCTATTATTTAAAATTGTATCTAACATTTTAATTAAATGAGCATCTTCTTTAGTGTATTCAATAGCTGTATTATTTTTATTATAAACACTTGAAATTATTCTAGAACCAAAACCTTTCTTTTTAATAAATTTACCTTCTTGAATTACATCTTTAAACATTAAAAGATCATTTGCTACAATATTTTTGTGTTTAAATTTAACTGCATTTTGATATTCTAAAGCATAAATTGTAGGTAAATCAATAGATTGATGTTTTAAATCAATAGGAATTCTATAATGAATAGGTACATATTTAACTTCTTTACCAGAAAGATTAGTATAAACTTTATAAATATTATTTTCAAATTCTTCTTGTCCTAAATCTTCTTGGTCTGTTTGTCTAGTAAATGTTTCATTATAAAATTCTTTAGCTGTTTCTATCAAATTTCCTGATTTTAATGAAGAAATTTGTGATTTTCTTATCTTAGGTAATTCATAAAAACTTGCATAACCTACTGTTTTTTTTAGACTTTTGGTTTTAATACCATAAGAACTATCACTTTCTTTTGCTAAATTTTGAATAACTTTTAAATAACTTTTTTCATCTTCTGTAAGGTCTTTAAAATCATTTTTCCATTTTTCAATAGGTACTTTTCTAAAATCATCTAATTCAATAGTGTTTTCTTTAATAAAGTTTGCAAAATCTTCAACAGCTTTTTTATATTCTTCAGAGTCTTTACCAAATTCTTTAAATGCTTTTTCTTTTTTATTTGTTAAATCTTCTATCAAATCATAATATTCAATTTTATAATTTCCTTTTAAAAATACAGTTCCTGATTTTGAAATTTCAATCATGTTTTTAAAATTTTCATCTGAAGATTTTAATCGTTTGTCTTTTAAAAAAGAATCAGTTTTTTCTTGCAAATTAACTAGTTTTGTTTGAATATTATTTTCATATAAATCTTTAACTTTATCTAAAATTGATGAAAATATATTAATTATTGGATGATTAAAATCTTTTTCAGAATTAAACATTGTTGATAAAGAATCAATATCTACTATAGGATGATCTAACATGTTATTAAAATCTTCAGAAGTTTCTTTTTTTATTAAATCTCTATTTTCTGACATTTTTTTATTAACATATTCTTGTAAATTATTTCCAAAATAACCTTTTTCGCGACCTTCTTTTTCGTATAAATATTTATGTTTTAATTCAATCTCTCTATATCCTTTAATAAATTGTCCGTTATTTGATTTAATATAATTTTTTCCTGATTTTATTAATTCTTGTTTTGATCTTAATGCAACACCTTCTAGATTTTTTAACAAATTATTCATTTTTGAATATTCTTCTTCAGAAAGAATTTCTGATTTAAATAATTCATTTAAAGCGTTATCAATATCTTCTTGAATTGATATAAATGAATCAATGTAAGCTTTACTTGAATTAAAAAGTCTACTATTAAATATTTTATCGTTGCTAATTCTAGATTCAACTCTATAAAGTTGGTCTGTCATAAAATTTAAAAATACAGAAATTGTTTCTTTACGATATTCATCAAGATTATTTTCAAACTTTTTTTCAGCTTCTTTTATTTGAGATGTAGTATTCTTTAAATTTTTTCTAAATTTAGAATTTTCACCTAATCTTGAAGATTGTATTTCTAATACTTTTAAAACTTCATTTATTTTATGTGATAAATCATTTAAAGAATTCTTTTTTTCATTTTTTTTTAATCCTATATTATATTTTGAATCTAAAGTGTCTTCAAAAAAATCAGAACTTTCTTTTTCTGAAAGATCAATAATATTTTCTAATAACTTATCGTATGTACTTGGTAAATTAAATATTTTTTTAATAAAGTTTTTAATACTATTCCAAAAATTATTATTATTTAACAATTCTTTTACTTCTGTTTCAAATTCTTTATTACTAAACATTGCAGCTGTAAATTCCTCAATTGAAGATAATTCGTGAGAATAATCTTCTTTTAAAAAATTTTTGACTTTTACATATTCTTTTTTAATATCTCCTACAAGTTTTAATTCTTCTGAAGTTTTAGGATTTCTTAATGTAGAAATTGTTTTATTATGAATAACTTCGTGTAAAAATTTAGAAATACCTTCTTCAACAGAATCAACGTAAGCTAAAGTATTTTCAGAAATATTAATTGTTTTATTTTTAGAATCATAATTCATATAAGTATCATTGTTGTCAAAACTTTCAACAATATTAACTTTAGCATCAGTATCTAAAAGTTTATTTATTAAATTTGATTTTAATGAATTATTTTTATAAAATCCTGAATTTAAAATATTTAATAATACTTCTTTTGCACTTAAATTTTCAATATTTCCATTGAAAAGAATTGAAGATATTTTTTCTTTTATTGATTCTTTTTGAAAATCTTCTTCAACATCTTCTTTATATACTCCAAAAACTTGTTTATCTCCAATTAAATTCTTAAAGTTTTTTTTAGAATCAAATAAATTTAATTGTGAATCAGTATTTAATGTTTTATTTTTAATTTTTTGAGAAGGATCTACAATATTTTGATTTTCTCTTTCTATCTTTTTAGCAATATTTGTATTACCTTTATATTTTTTAAGTGTATAATTATAAGTATCTCCGTAAATATTTTTATATTCTATTTGATAATTAAAAGGTATTCCAAGCTTAATATTTTCTTTATTTTTTTTTGCAATTTTAGATTTGATATTTATTAATTGTTGATTAGAAATTTCTTTACCATTAGTAATACCTATTTCTTTTTTAAGTTGATTTTGAGAACTTGTATTTAAATCATCAACTGTTGGAAATTTATCTAAACCATTATTTTCTTGCCATATTGCAATTTTAGACGCAGCAATAGCTGGGTGAATACCCAGACTATTTGCTATGTCTACTACATCTTTATTTTTATGATTAACACAATGTTTATTCATATTATTTTAATGTTTTTAATTTATATATTGCACTGTAAAAAAGTTCTAAAATATCATCAGTTATTTGTTGTAAATAGCCTTCTTCTAAAGTTAATCTAAACTCTTCATACAAAGTACAAAATTCTTTTAAATAATTAATAGGATCAATAGCTTCTTTAATTTGAAATGATTGATATCCTTTATAAACTCCATATTTACCTTGATAAGATTCTATAAATCTATCTCTTAAATCTATAATTCCAGTATAAACTTCATCTAATGCTTTATGTTCTGAAAAACTTGTAGTTTGTAAATGAGCTATGTGTATATTTATCTCTATTTCAAATAGAGAAGATAAAAATTGTTTTATATCCATTATAAACATTGTATTAAATTAGACTGTTCTTCATCAGTCATTTGATTAAATTGATCAAAAGTTAAATCTGGAAATTTATCATTGATTTTTTCATAATGTTGTTCCCACAATGTTTTTACTGCTGTAACAAGATTTATTGAATAAATATATCTACTAGAAGTACCATTAATAAAATTATTAGAGAATTTATTATTTTCTTCAAAATCTTTCCAATCTTTAAAACCTTCACTTTTTGCAAAATCATTTTTATCCCAATCTTCTTCAATTCCTCTACCATTAACAGTATCAAAACTTACAAAATTAGTTGTTCCTGGCTTATCTGCTTTAGCTTTACCTAATAGTGTCAATTTGATATTCGTTCCATCAGGCATGATATAAATACCGTCATTAAATAATTCTGTTCTATTAGTTATTGTTTTAGTCCCTGACTTTATTTTTTCAATATTATCAGGCTGCATTAAGATTTTAGAATATTCTTTCATTTCTTCATTAAATTCGATTATTTCTTCTTCAACTTCAAGATCAGAAACTAATTCATTACTATTAAAACTTTTTACAATTGGTAGAACTATTCTATCAATTAAAACATCTTCGTATTTAATAATTTGATCTTTTAAGGATTCTTTAGCTTTATTAATAAAAACTTTTTCATCTTCTGTTAAATTATTTTCTTTAATGTTTGATTCATTAAGTTTTTTATATAAAGAATATTCGTGTAATTGACCTTTACTTGAACGATATCCTAATTTATTTGTTTTAAAATAAATAGGTTCTCCTTTTAAATAACCTTCTAGTTCGTATAAATTATCATTATAATTTACAAACTTAGGAAACGTTAATATTGAATTTTCATCACTAATATAAAATCCTTCACCTGAATGTCTATTTGAATTTTTAGATAATCTAAAACCTAAATCATTTTTATATAATGCTATAGAACTATCTTCTCTTTTAGACATATTTTTAATATTTACAAAAGGAACAATTTTACTATTATTCCAATTATGTCTATAAATATTATCTTTAATAATTTCAGGATCTATTTTACCTTCTTTTATTTCATCTGCAATCTTATTAATATAATTATTAAAATTATATTTTATTAAATATTCATGTGGAATAAATTGATAAATTTGATTTGCGTTATATCTAAACCCAGATTGTTGATAAGCATATTTAACTAAATCTTCAGCTAATGCGGGATATTCTTTTTCAAGATCTCTCCAAGCATTTATTAATTTTTCAGTAAAATCATTAGGTTTTAAACGAATTCCATCGATTCCAATAAAAACAAATTTATTGTCTTCTTTAATTTCAATATTATCTAATAAGAAATTATTTCTTCCTTGATCTAATAATTCTTGTTTTGTTGTAAGAATTAAATCAGAAATTGTTACAGGTGTAATACTATTTGATTTTGTAAATAAATAAAAAAATTCTTTTGGAACTTCTAAATTTCCTCTTTTAACAACATCATCACTCATTTTAAAAAGTTTAGATTCAGAAGTAATCATTGTGTAAAATGATTGTTCAAATATTTTTCCAATTTCTTCATCATCTAAATATTTTTTATTTTTATGAATTTCAGAAGACATTTCATTCATTATTTCTTTAAAAAAATCATTACCTGTAATAAATAATTTAGGATTATTATTTATTAAGTTATTCATAAAAACTTCTGTATTTTTATGAAAAGTTCCTAAAGAAGTAATTCCTTCTGAAAGATGTTCTAAATTAAAGAATTTTTTATCAAAATTCACAATCATATTCTTATAATAAACATCTGAGGTTTTATTACTTTGAATAATGTGTTCAATTAATGATTTTCCTGTTCCTGATTCTCCATATTTTGAAGATCCTACTGATTTTGTAAATTCTTTTACAATAGGTTTTATTCTTTCATATTCTTTTAAAGTTAAATATTGATCAAGATAATATTGTGAATCTTTTTCAACATCTAATCTATTATCTGAAATATGTTTTACAAGAATATCTAAAGATCTATTTTGAATTTTATTAGTAGTAATAACATCTTCAGAAATATTTAATTCTGTTTTATTTCTGTTAGAAATATCTTTTAAAATAACATTCCAGTAATCGTCTTTTTGCGATTTTAAAATACCATTTGAAATTAATGATTTTTTAAATAATAATAAATATTTATCTTTTAATTCAGTAATTACAGTTGAAGAAGATCCTTTTTTTGTTAAGATACCTTCTCTTTCAGAAGTAATATTTACCATTTCAACTAACGAAGGTTGTGCTAAAAATGAAAGAACTTTATAAGGATGTACTCCTGCTCTTAACAACATTGCTCCAGTATTGGTTGTTTGAGTATTCCAATTACCTCTTGTAATATAAGGATCTTTTGCAATATCCACAAATCCATTTAATAAAGCAGTTAAACTATCTGTTATTTTATAAGCATTTTCTTCATCATAAATACCTTTATCTCCTTTTTTATCAAAAACAGTAACTTTTCTTTTTTCAGATATTGATTTAGAATCAGTTAGAATTTCATCATAATTTCCCCAACCTAAATAAAGATATAGTCTTTCTTGAGAAACCTGATTCATTACTGAATCAACTAATTGATTTGCTACTTGACCTATTCCAAAAGAACCAGCAATAAATTCATATTTCATATCTACCTGATACAATGCAGAAAAAGCTTTATAATCTTTTAATACATTTGTTTCTGGAAAAAGAGTTTTAGTAATAAAATCTTTAATATGTGCATGATCAATTGGTGTAATTAAATTATCATAATTACTTGGCTGTGTAAGAATTGAATGATACATTTCAAAAAGTCTATTATTAATAGCTTCAGTAGATTGTTCTTTCATAAGTTTATTTTCATCAAAATGAATATATTCTACTTTTTCTACTTTAATATAATCTTTATTGATTTTTCTGAATTCTTTAGAAAGTTTTTTATTGTTAAAAATATTAGACAAAACAATATCTCTATAAAAATTTATAATTTCTTTCATATCACCATCTTCTTTATCAGACAACATCATTCTAACAATATCTTCATTAGATATTTCGTTAGGAATATTAAATTCATCTAATGGATCTGCTAATAATTCAGTAGTTTCAGAAATAGTTTTTCCTTTGTAAACTTCATTTAAAAGTTTAACATTGTTAGTATATTTAGGTCTAAATGAAGGAAGAATTATAAACATTTTATCAATATCAAAGTCAGATCCTGTTTTAGTTGTAATACCAGTATAAGGAACTATTGTATCAATATAAGTATCAGGAAGAATTCCTACAATATCTAAAGCATCATTAGAAGACATTGCTTGATTAGGAATTCTATATCCAATCATTTTTAAAATTTCTTTTGGGAATATACCATTATTTCCAAATAATTCTTCATTACTATATTCTCTCCAATTAGGAATATATTGTCCTAATAAATTACCTGATATAAAACACTGTCCAGGTATAACTAAAGGTGTACCATCTTCTTGTAAAATTTTTCTAGGTTCTGCTAATTGCTGTGGATCAATTAACCATCTAATACCTGTATCAGATTTAATATTTTGATCTAATCCAAAATTAGACATTTGAATTAACGACCCACCATTTGTTTTTAATTTTATTGCAGATTTATTAATAATACTCATTATTGTTGAAAGAATCTTATCTTTAGCTTGAGGTATTACATAAGGTGTTAATTCTTTTTCAACAGCTTTAATAATGTTTTCATTAATTTTTTCTTTACGTAATTGGTCTGCTATTTCTTTAGAGAATTGAGACCAGTTACGTATAATATAATTAGAATCAATTTGAAATTTTTTAACTATTTTAGTAATACCTCTATTAGATATTTCTCCAATAGCTGAATGTATATTCTCATAAACTTCTTCTCCTGTGTAAGTTTTATCACCAAATTTATAAACCCCTTCAAAATTAAAATTATCAAAAATATTTTTTTGAATTTGAGAACCTAAAAGAGTTTGTTTAAAACCTTTATTTGGTAAATCTTGTTGTAATTTCCAAAATCTATTATCGAGAGGTATTGAATTAAGAGTAGTTTTTTCTAAATTTAAAATACTTTGAGACGTATTATTTTCAGTTAATTTAGCTCCAACTTTTACACCTGAATTCATAATAGCTTCAGATATATTTTGAGATTCCATTTGATTTAACAATTGTTCTAATGGTGTACCTTTAACAAGAGATTTTAAAAGCACTGTTTGAGAGTATTTAAGGTACACTGGATTATTATTTTCGTTAGAGAAATAAACTCCTTTTAAAGGTTTTGTAGAAAGAGTTTTTAATTCTTTAGTATTAAATTCTACATTTTCACCATTCTCCATTCTTTGTATCTTATTCCATACCTTTTTTTCATTGTTACCAAATTGACCAAGTCTTTCAAGTAAAAATTTCCATCTTGCTGGTGTAATATATGCTTGAGCATCAGCTTGATTTATTTTATCACCACTATAGAATTTTTTACCAACTTCACCCATTTGATCTATATAAGGTGAAGATGTTTCTACATCTTGCAATACTGTAACATTGAAATTATGATCTCCTTCAGTAAGTCCTAATCTAAGTCCTTTACCATCAATATATGTTTTAGGTACACGTTTAAAATAATCAACTGCATTTTTATGATTATTAATAGAACCATTAAATATTTTAGAAAATTCGATTTGAGCAATAGTACTATTAATTGTATAATCAGACATTATATCTGTAACAATTGCTTTATATGCATCTTTTAAATAATTAGAATCTGTACTTTTTAAATCATAATTCTCAGAATATAATTTATATAAATTAGAATCAAATGTATTTTTAGCAAAACTCTTCCTAAAAACTTTTGCATCAACGGCATATTTAATATTATCTTTTATTAAATTACTTAATAATTTATTAAGTATTGGTTTTATTGTTATTTTTTGTTGTTCTGTTAATTCATTAATTAAAATAGGTGTAAAATCTAAATTATAAAATAATTTAAAAATTTCAGGTCTTTTAATAAGATTTTCTGGAGATAATGAAGGTGTTGTAAAATTTTTAAAAACTCCTCCAAGATATATTTTTCTATATCCTTTTTCAATATTTTTTTGATATAGATTTTCCGCTTCTAAAACATTATTAGTTTTTAATATTGAATTACCTTTAGCATCTAAAACACTAAAAACATATCCATCTGCACTAACATGTTTATATTGTGTTAATTTTGATACATCAACATTTCCTTTAGAATCTGTATTGTCAGCAATAAATTTTTTAGCTTCTAATGCTGTTAAAAGTTCATCTTCAAAATATCCTGTAAAAATATCTAATACTTCTTCTGATAATTGAATTTCACCATCTTCATTTTCAAAAGCTCTTGATTCTATAAAATTTGGAACTTCTAATTTTAAAGTTGTAGGTTTATCAGCAGCAATTGCTGTTGGAAAAATAGAATTTGCGTTATGTTTTTTACCTAAAAGAGCTTCAAATATTTCTCTATTTATAGCATCTGTTTTAGAAGTATTAACATTATCTTTTGATTCAGAAGCTTTATCTTTTTCCATCATACTGTTTGTACGATGAATTTTAAGTTTTTTTCCTTCTTGATAAAGTTTTAAATATTTTGAATTTTTAGTAAATGATAACGATAATCTTTTTTCAACTTCTTTAGGATCATTGTTTAGTATGTTTATTACATCATATAAATGAGATGTTTGAGAATATACCCACATTTGCTTATCTCCAGAGAAAAACATATCTTCATTTAAATCTGTGTTAAAAAATCCAATAGCTTCAGCAATGTTTTCAATTACTTTTTGACTAGTAATTTGATTTTTTTCACCTTTATAAATATTTAAATATTTTCCAGATTTATCAAACAATTTATCTGTAGCAACATTAATTTTTTGATCATTTGTTAAATTAATGTTGGGAATTAAAAATTTATCAATATAATTAAAACTTATTACAAAATCTTCAATTTGTTTAATTGTTGAATTAACACTAGGTTCTCTTAATTTACCATTTTCAGAAAGAAAATAATTTAAACTATCTCCTGTTAAAGGAAATCCTAAATTTGTAATTATTTCTGAAAAAAGATTTACAATGTCTTTTAAAATTCTATCTCTTTCTAAAATTTTATCATTAGATGGAATTTCTGTATTTTCAATAGTTTTTTGAATATTTTTTAACTGTATTAATAAACCTTTAGTTTCTTTTTCATTACGTTGTAAATCAAGATATTTTTTTCTAAATTTTTCATAAGATAGTAAATCAAATGATCTTTTATCACTTTTTGTATCTAATGTAGTAAACAATGATTTAAAATTTAATCCTGCTTCAATCAATAACTTAGATTTTTTAGATGAAGATTCTGCAGCATTTATTAAAGAATAAGTTCCTGTAGCAGGATCTATTTCAAGAGTATCTTGAATATATTTACCATTATTTGCAAAAGCTTGAACAAATTGTGTTTGTAAATTTTTACTAGATGTTTCTAAAATATCAATTAAACCTTGAATATAAGGTTTAGTTATTGCCATTTTATTTAATCTAGAAATCATTATGGAATAAGGGTCTACAACATTACCATTAACATCAGACATTATTTTAGGTACATCTGATAAAGTTTTTTGGACATCATTCCATATTTTACTAAATGGTAGTAATTTATATCCTGTAAAAAACTCTGATTCAGAGTTAATATCTGGAATTAATGACATCATTAATTTAACAGATACTGTAGCATTATCTTTACTATTTTTTTCAATAGAACTTTTACCGACAACTGCACCATTATCTTCTAAAGAATCTTGATAAGATTGATCGTCTGTATCAGGATCTTCATTATAAACAATATTTATATTGTTTAAATAATCTTTAACTTCTAAAACAAAATCTTCTTTAAATTGAGAAAGAATTGACATATCTTCTTCAAGATAAGGATTTTCTTTAATTTGGTCTTTGAAAAAATTATCAACTTCATCTTCTAAATTAAAAGATATATTTTCAAGATCTGTGATATCTTCATCTTTATTTTTATATTTTGTAAATATATAATTTACAATTTTTGAAGTTCCTTCTTCTTTAAGTTTTGATAAATCTTGAGCTAAACCTTCATATTGTTCTAAACCTTCAAATCTTCTATTATTAATAAAATATTTTTCATTATTTAAATCATAAACATAAAAGTTTTCCCCATCTTTATATAAGTTAGGTTCTCCAAATTCATTTACTCTATTACCAAATAATTCTTTATCTTCATTTATCCAATCTCCAAAAATTTGTTTAAAATCATCTGTAAAGAACATTTTAATTTTAGAATCTAAAAACTGAGACGACTCTTTAGAATCGTCTAGTTTATAGTATTCTCTTAAAATGTTAGACAGAGCTAATTCATTTTTAGTTTTTGGATTAATATACGTACATGCCATAATTTATTTTTTAACAACCTTTTTTACTAAATCCTTCAGGATTATCATTATTATTTGTTTTTTTCTTAAATTTACCTCCTTTAGAACCTGGTGGTAAAGATACATCTTTATTTTCAGAATTCAAAGTTTTTTCATTATTTTTTTTGAAAGTTACCCCGACTTTATTCCATTCAGCTTCTGTTCTAAAAGGTTTAATTATTTGTTCTTTAGTAACTTTCATAGGAAAAGCATCTGGACGATCTGAATTAATATCTGGTATAATATAATAATTATTATTAATAGTGCTCACGTAATGTATACCGTCTAAATATATATATTTTTCAAGATCACTTACATCATCAAATTCATTTTTAAGAATATCTTTTATTTCAGATAAAGATTGAAAATTATCTGTTTCTAAAGAATTTTCTTTTTTTACTATTTCTATTTTAGGAGTATTTACATCAGAACTAATATATACATTTATGTCTCCTTTAAAAGGATTAGATGTATCAAGATTTACATTAATTATTTTATTGTTGATAATATATTCCTTATATTTATTTTTATCAACATTACTTGAACCTGTTAAAAAGTCTAATTTAACATTTTGACGTTTTTGTGTAGTTAAAAAATCTATAAATGCATCTTTAAAATCACTTGATTCTTTTTCAAAATTTATAAAATTTTCTTCACCAAAAGTTATACCTGCACCTCTGTATTTAGTAGTGTAAGGTTTTGTTGAACCATCTAATGCTAAATTATCGTGAATAAAAATAGTCATAAAATCAGCTACAGTAATATTATTTTTATTTTTAAAAATACTTAATTCTTTTTCAAAAAACTTTTCAATTGTAAATTTTAATTTATTATTTTGAGAATAAATATCACTAAGTTTTGCATTATATTGATTTAACTTAACTTTATTATTTTTATTATATAAATATAATGTTTTGTAAACTTCATATATTAAATAAGCTTGTTGTAATTCAAGTTTTTTAATATTCATTTTTACAGGAACATTTGTACCGTTATGTGATTTTATAATAGTATAAACATATCCTTTTTGTTTAGCAGTAAGATTAGATGGAAATTTAAAAGTAGCATCGTTTTTATCTTCATCAAAAACATTACCTTGTTCATCTTTTACAAAATATAAAGGAACTTTTTTATAATCATTATTAAATTCAGATATTGCTGAAATATTATTTTCTACTAAATCGATACTTAATAAAGAACCTTGTTCATCAAGAACATGTTGAGGTTTAATATAATTTAATTCTCCTCCTTTTTGGTAGTCAATTACAGATGTGATTTCTTTGTATTTATCAATACCTTTACCTGAGTTGTTTATAATAGAATCTACTATGTTTTTTCTAGCAACATATCTTTCAGTGCCTTCTTCTACTTTATCTTCTTGTAATGTAGCAATAAATGTAAAATTATCTTTATCAATATTTACTTGTATTGGTAAATGTCGATATAAAAAATCTTTGTTAGTAAAATCTTCTGATTGTAACATTTTAACAGCAGCCGTCTGTTTCTCATCATAAGAAAATCTAGAAATATCAGGCATACTAAATGTTACAGGAGTTCCTTTTTTATCTTTAAGATTAACTAACCAGTTTTTAAATTTTTCAGGTAACCAGTCATGTAATAATCCTTTTCTATCAACACCTGTAGTTCCTATTGTAGGTTTTCTTCCATCAGCTGCAGCTTCATTATGTTGTTCATCATTTTTAAGAATATCATCTCCTTCTAATTGATCTAAATGCAAAGCTTGAGATGGTTCAAAGATTTCATTTTTAACTTCTTGTTCCTGAGTCTCTTGTATTACATTCTTATCTAAAATAGCTTTAATATAATCAACAGCTTGTTCAATATTTTCAAATGATTCAGATACAGAATTATCTACAGTGTTCATTGTTACAAGTCCAAAAGCATTTATAAAGATATACTCTTTACCTTCAACAACCACATTATTTAATTGTCGTACATCATTAAGAATACCTTCTTTTATATTCTCTACACCTGCTTTAGTAGCTTCATTACCTGCAATAATCTCAGCATTTTGAGCTGCAGTAATAACTCCTATTTTGTTATCAGCCATTTTGTTGATAACCTTTTCAGTCTGAGGATCTAATTTATCATCAGGTTCAGATTTAATCTTTTTAGGTTTAGACTTAACATTTTCAGAAGTATCTTGTAATTCAGCATCTTCAGTACTTACAGCTTCAGCTACTTCTTTTGCTGTAGTAGCTTTATTAATTTTATCAATTTTCTCGTTAGCTTTCTCTACTTTCTCAGGAGTTTCTCTATCAGAAGTCTTTTTAGAATTTTCAATAAATTCATTAAAAGCTTTTTTCTGTTCTTTAGGATTCCATATAAGATCTTCTTGCTTTTTAAGATTTTTAATCTTCTCTGTATTCTCTAATTCAGCATCATAAAGCTTTCTTAGTCTTATATCAGTAGAAGCATAATTATTCTTAACAGAAGAAGCTACATCATCTGTTAATCCTTTAGATGCTAAAATATCAGTAATCTGTTTTCTTATAGGCTCTAAATCTTGTTCAGCTTGAAATTGTCTAGACTTATTAACAATTAATGCTTGATTTAATAAGTCATAGTATCTTTTCTTCTGATCTCCTGTAGCATCTTTATGTTCTAGTTTAATTACATCTCCACCAAAGTTTTGAAAGTCATCATGAGCTTTCTGCATTACTTCAGCTTTTTGCATAATTCTTTTCTTAGCATCTTCTGGTATTGAAGGATTACTTTTTACATGTTCACCAAGAACTTCTAATCCAAGATTACTATTCATAATCATTGGAGTAATAAGATTATCTTCAGCTATAGTTTGAAGCATTGTCAAAGCTTCTGTGTTACCAAGCTCTTGTGCTAAATCAAATAGTTTACCAAATTCTTCAGAGTTAGAGGCTTTCTTAATTACCTCATTTCTCTTTACAGGATCAATAACTCTTCTACCATTAACTATTTCATAAGCATGTTCACCTGTTTCAGGATCAATTGCTTCAGTTCTTTTCCAGATATCTGGAGTAATTGTAGTAGCAAGATAAGCATCATTAGTACTTTGAAGTATTCCTAATAATCTACCTGTTTCAGCTTTATCTCTAGAGTCTTGCTTAAACTCATGCATTACATCTAAAGGAGCTCCTAATAATCCACCTAAAGCAATAGCTTTTTGTCCATCAGTAGTAGCAAGCATATCAAGATATTCTGAACCAAAATCACTAAGATTAATGTTATCTAAATAACTATCTGTAAGCTTACCGTTAGAAGCTTGTTTCTTGAAGTAATTCTCAGTAGTAGATTGTAACCCTTCTTCAAAGAAACCTTCTCTACCAAGAGCTTTAAGAAATCCTTTACTAATATCACCTAACTTAGATTTTAAAGAAGGTGTAGCTACTTCTGCAAGTAACTTTCCTTCAGCATCTCTAGTTAGAAACTTAGCAGCACTTTTAGCTTCTTTATTAACACCATATAATAATTTAGTATTAATTATATTAGGTCCAGCAAGAATTGCGAGATTTGTTAAAAACATATCTCTACCTAATTCTCCTTTTTGTTTTAACAACTCATTATAAGTGTTTTCATCAATATCTCCTGAATTTAATTTATTATTTAAATCTTCTTCAAAAGATTTCATAGCACTTCCTGCTTCTGATGCTGATTCAAATATAGTATTAGCTGTACTGATAGCAAAATTATCTATTGCTTGAGGTGTAACACCTAAAAGTTTTTGAAATTCAGATACTTTTTTAGACATAGATGCCAATTCAGTAATTTTACTTCCTATATTAAAAGATTTCATTAGAGCACCGGGTACAAACATAGAAGCTATAAATCCAGCTCCATCAGCACCTTCTGTTGCCCAGAAATCTACTGAAGTAAGATTATCCATAAGATCTCCTTCCTTAACAGCTTTCTTCACATAAACTGGAAGAACATTCTCATTAAGCTTATCAGCATATTCATCAATGGTATTGATCCATTTGTTATTCACAAAAGTATCCCATCCTTCTCCTTCAGGAGTTGTAGTTGCTGCAATAGCTCCGCCAATGACTCCAGGCATTTTTAATACCTCAGCACCAGCTTTAGCTATTGCACGTCCTACACCTGTAGCAGCTTTACTACCCCAAGATTGTCTATAAGCTCTTAACTCATCTAAGTCTTGTGTTTCAGGATTCTCAAAACCTGTAAGATAATCATCATTAGTTAAGTCATACTCACCACGAGTGACCTCATTCCTATTGAAATCTGTTCTATATGAAGACTTTTTAGATGTATCAGGCTGTATAACTTTCTGAGACTCTATTTGTCTATTTTGTCGGGCTTGTCTTAATACATCTAATCCTCTCATTAGTTATCATCAAAATTAACGAATTCATCACCGTTGTGTGTTAAGAAATAATTCACCATTGCTTCGTGACTTTTAAATCTAGAATACACACTATTTTTATTATTAAGCATATCTGCTTCTATTAAATCATCTATTCTATCCTGTACTTCAGGAGCACTTTTAGATTCTTTCCAAGTACGGTTACCATAAGTTTCATACAAGCTCATATCTTTTGCAAGTTGTTGACCTTTTTCTCCAGCAGATCCTACATATTGTTTTACAAGACCATTAATGTTATTAACAGGTACATTATTATGTGATTTATTAAAAGATACTCTTATATCAAAAGATTTACCTTTACCACCAATATCATCATTACCAAATTTAGGTCCATTAAGATTATACTCGTTATCTTCATCAGTAGTTACTCTAAGAACATATTCGGGTTTACCAGAAAAACCTTTTCTTGAAACTCTTTGTAAAGTTACAGATCCAGGTTTAGAGTTGTAAAGAACTTTAGCAATACCATCTTTATCTGCAGGAGTTAATTTAGAAAATACTTTATCACCATTATAAACATTCTCAATGTTTACCATTGCTTTAATATTTTCAGGTTGTTGCTTAAATAATTGTTCAAAGTTATTATTAGCTACTTCCAAGATACCTTGCTGTTTTTTAGTTGTAGGTGTAAGCATATAATCTGTAGACTCTATATTATTCTTCTGAATAGTATTCTTAGTAATCTTATCAATCTGACTCTTGATATTATTAATCTTTTCAAGAGCTTTTTTATCATTGATTTGTCTCTCAACATTTCTAGATTGTTCTGTAGTACCTCTGAGATTTTTTCCAGGATTATTCATTTGATCCTGAAATTCTTTCTCTGCAGCCTCAAGTTGTTTATTTAATTTAACAAACTGAGGATTACTTTGTAGTTTCTTATCAAGAGATTTCTTAAATGTCCTTGCTTCAGCAAGTTCTTGTCTCTGAGCTTCATTTAGATTTTTACCTTTATATCCTGCAATAATATTTGTAATATCACTATAAGACTTTCCTGCATATTTTTCAGGAGCAAAGTTTTCTGAAGCTACTGTAAGACCAAATCCCATATTATCATCTTCACCATCACCTTTAGGTTTAGCGTGATAAGCGTAATCCGTAGTTCTATTATCTACAACTTTATTACTTAACATTGCGTTAATTCCACTACCAATCTGACTTCTTACAGATTCAGGATTTACTCCTTCAAAATCAATTGAACTTCTCCATTCTGGATCTTGCATTTGCTGATTTAATAAATTTAAAGCATGTTGTAAATTAGGTTTATTGGAAGTTTCAATTCTTCTACCTTTTGAATCAGCAAAAACCATACTTCCATCAGATTGAGGAATTAATTTATAACCACTGGCTCTAGCTTCATTTATAACTTGTTCACCTAAAATATCTTTTGCAAATTTTAATTTATCGTTTACTTCAATTTTTTTAGGAGCTCCATAATTACCAATATTTACAATATCTTTATTTTCGTTATATCCTGTATATTTATTTGCAAATTTATTTGTCCAATTTTCTAAAGCTTTTTCTCTAGACCATCCTTTATTTTTAGTAGCATCTTCAATGTATTCTTTAAAATTATCTAAATACACTTTTTTAGCATTATTTATTTGACCAATTCTACCTGTTGGTGAAACAAGTTTATCATATTCTCTTTTTGTTTTTAGAAATTCTGATTTACTATTTTGATCAATTCCGTACTTAGCTAATTGTAATGCTTGAGCATCTAATTTATTTTCAAAATCTTTTTTTAGTTTTTCAGCTTCATCTTTATGAACATCTAACGGATCTACTATTAAACTTTTGTAAAGAGATTCATTATCTGCAACAAGCTTATCATGTTGTTGTTGTTTATATAATGGTACAGCCATTATTTCATCTAAAGATAAAGGATTAAATTTACTAGGGCTTAATTCTGCAAATCTTCCTATTACTCCCATTATTTTTTATTTAAGCTGTTAATATATGTCATTGATTTTTTTGATAAAAAACCTCCTTTAGCTTTTTTATTAGTTTCTAATGATGCAGCTTCAGCTTCAGTTTTAGTATCTCCTGTTTTATTGTTGATAAAATATTTACCATTCCAATCATATCCAAGACCCATCATTTTAGGGTATTTTTTAAACAATTGTTCTTTACCAATTTCTCCTAATGTAGTACCAATATTACCAATAAATTTAGATTTTTGTGTAGCATAATTATCTCTATTTCTAGCATTAATATCATTTTCTAAATTTGATTGATTTAAATTTGTTTGATCAACCTTTAATTTAAATTGTTGAGCTGCAATATTTTGATTATTATTATATTCTCTCATTTTCATATATGCGTCTGATTTTGCTTTAGTAGCATTTAAATTAGATGCAATCAGTGAATTTCTTAATGCAGCATCTGAACCACCTGATGAATTAGTTAAAGCGTTAATAATATTTCTATTTTCAGAATTAATATTATTTTGAATAGTTGCTTCATCCATATATTGAGGTTGATAATTATTAGAAAGACGTGTCAAACTTTCATGTGCAGGACCTTTCATATCATTCATTTGTAAAAAATCAGTCAATAATGGAGCATATCTTAATGATTCTGCTCCAATATTATTTTTTAAAAAATCACCAGCTTTATTTAAAAAACCAGGTTTATTTGGTATAATAGTGGGAGTTTTAGTATTTGTTGGTAATGAGATATTAGATTGCGGGATTAAACTATAAGTAGTTCCTTTAGGAACTAGCTTATTAACAGGTTCTACAAATTGTCTACCTCCAGGTGTTAAACCCGCAGTATTAAATGTTTGAGGGCCATATTTACCATCAGCAACAATATTATTATTATTTTGCCAATGTATTAATGATTTTTTACTTTTTGGTCCCCAGATTCCATCAACATTAGTACCAATAGTATTTTGTATATTTTTAATCAAATTAGTTTCATTACCAAATTGAGCATTTAATGGAATATTGCTATTAGGATTATTATACATATACGATAAACTTTTAGTAAGTTGTTCATTATTTAAAGTTCCTTCTTCAGGATCATTAATAGATAAATTACCTCCCCATGCAGCATATTTTTTATCTCTAAAAACAGCATTTGCATTTTTAGCATTTAATCTTCCTATTTCAGCATCTTCTTTTTTTCTGTTACCAGAACCCATGATTCCTGCACCTAAACCAATAACTCCTCCTGCAACAGTACCTATAGGCCCAAATGCTGAACCTGCCATTGCTCCAGTTGCAGCACCAGTTAAAGCTGATTTAACTCCATTTCTACTAGCTCCTTTACCTTGTGATAAATCATTTAAAGCTAAAGCTCCTTGTGCAGCACCTAAAACTCCTAAACCTGGAGTAATTGAACCCATAGCTTCTTGAGCACCAGCACCTAATAAACCTTTTTCAGCAGCCATTTGAGCACCACTCATTACAGCTCCTTGAGTATCTCCTTGAGCTAAAGAATTTGCAATACCTAATCCTCCCATTACATTATTTGCTAAACCTGCATTACGCTGTAAAAAAGTTCCATTTTCAGGTCCAGCAATAGTTTGCTCACCAGGATTTGTCATAAAATACGGATTATTATTATCATACCATCCACCATCAGCCATTATTTGATTTTCTGGAACTTCTTCAACTTGCTGTTGTGCTTTAAGATATTCTTGTGCTTGTGATAATCTACCAAGTAATTCTTCTTTAGTTTTTTTAGAAATTATATCGTTTCTATCTTTAAATTTACTATCTATTTTTTTAGATGCGTCTGCAAAAGATAATCCTGCGATATACCCTGGTAATTTAAATTTTGTTATAAGTTCTTGTGACTTCATATTGTTATTCTATTTGAAAAAATAAATTTTTGACCTTTGATGTTAAATGATGTTTCACCTTGTTCTACAAAGTTAGTTACTCCATCTGTTCCTTTACCCATAGGTACACCACCTAAAGGATTTTGTTCGTGAGTACCTCCTTCATCAACAGCATTTAGTAAACCACCTTTTCCAAATAATCTAGATGCAGGATTTATTCCTTGTACTTGATTATCCATTTGAGATATGTTATTTCTTTGAACTTCCTGAGCATTATCAGGAGTTTGTTGTATAACAGGAGTAAATTTTTTATTTACTATTGGTGGGAGTATACTCATTGTATTAGGTATCTGTTCAACAGATTGTTCTTGTACAGGAGTTTCTGGTATTTGAGGAAGAATGTCTACAGTTTTATATACATTCTTATTCAAAGAAACCTCCCCTGCCGAAGCAAAAGGAGGTGCACTAATTGGATTTATATTATTCATTTCTATCAATTTTTAGTAAATACTTGCTAACTTTTATGGCATCTTTTTCATTTTTAAACATACCTATAACTTCTTTATTATGTGTTACAATATATTTACTTTTAACAGTATCATAATTATAATACTTAACAAAACTATCTTTAATGTTTTTATACTTTTTCCAAGATAAGATTAGTGCTAATTCTGTCTCATAAAACTCTTTAGTTACTAATCGATACTTATCTTTTATAATACGAAAACTATTAGTAGAAGCTCTATCTTTTAAACCTAAAAATAATGAAGCTTCGATTACAGATTCAAATGTTTCAATAATTTCTCCACTCAGATTTAATAAGAAACAATCTCTTTTTAAAGATTCAAAACCACCTGCTCTTGTGTCAATAGCAATATTATACGTATTTTCAATTTTATATTTTAAAATATACTCCTTTTCAATATCAAACAAGTCATCTCTATCAATATCTTCAAAAGTTTCTAGGATTTCTTTAGTAAAATAATCTTTACCATACTTATTATAAGCAAATTGTAAATGTTGATTATGATGTTTATTCTTACTTAGATTTATAAAGTGATCTTTTAATCTTTTTTCAACATTTATACTTGATCCAATATAGACTTTATTATTTATTGTATTCTTTATTGTATATATTCCAACCATTCTTTTTAATTTTGTTGTAAATATACATCATATTTTTTGAAATTGCAAATAATATGATGTATATTTTGTACTATATTTTTATTATATTGTATAATAAACAATTAAATCATGTAAAACAAGCTTTTTATTTATATTATTTTCAAAATCAAGTTTTAAAAAGATCCAAGGATTTCTTATTCTATCTCTAGATCCAATTTTACGAGGAAGAGTTACTCTCCAATCTCTAAATTTACGAGAAAGATTACTATTAATCACTAATGGAACTGTACCTGTATCTTGATATTCATCCCATAATCTTACATTTGTTAATGTGTTGTTAGGTTGATCTATATTATTAATATAAACTTCAGACTTATATTCTAAATTATTAAACACACAATCTAAATCTGATTCAGGATTAACATTCAATATTACACTTGAAGGATAATATTCATCAAAAAATTTATTATATTCTCCTGAATACTGTCTGTAAATTTGTTGATTATTGTTTTTTACTGCTAAAAAATGATCTCCTTTTGAAATAAATCTTGTAGGAATATAATCATAAAATGAAACAAATGATTTAGTTAATTCATTATAATTTAATGTAAAAGAAATATCATTTTCTTGAAGAAATGTAAAAAATATTTCATTATTAATATTATCGTATTCTGCAGTAACTCCGTTTATTAAAACAGGATTGTTTTGAGATATTTTATTTTTATTTATATTTTTTATAAAATATGTATGCATTCCTTTTAGATCGGATATTTTATCAACTTCGTTACCACTACAAATTTGTATTGTATTATTCAACACGTCATAAAAATAAAAAGCATTTGGAGAGTTTATCACACTCCATTTATTTCTAGTACCTTGTTCAATACTTATATATTTATATCTTTGTAAAACATTACCTTCTCCAAGTTCAATTCCTATTCCGTCAGAACTTTGTACTTGTACACGAGGTAATATTGATAAGAAAGCAATTGCTGAATCTTGAATTGTAAATAATTCATCTTTAAAGTTATGTAACGAATTAATTGATCCATATTTACCATCTAAAGTTAAAGTTTCATTTAATAAAATATCAGTCCAACTATCAATAATTTCATTATTAATTTTTAATTTACTTACAATTACATTTGTATCAAAATTATCAACTTTTTTAAAATTAAAATTAGTATTTCTTCTAATTATTAAATCTGATTTTTGAGAGTAAACTTTATTATATTTATGATAATCTTCATTAGTATATTTGAATGCTGCATCCCAATTACTCAAACTATCATCATTTCTATTAATTAAATCAACAGTAGTTTCTACAGGAACATCTATTATTTCTTCATATTCTCTAACATTTGTTACATTAATATATGGTTCTTTAGTAATTATTCTTAAAAATCTAAATCTTTCAACAATAGTATCTCCAGGAGAATTTACAAAATTAACATTGTTTTGAAAAAATGAAGATGTGCTTAAAGAAATATCTTTATACTCACCTATTTCAATATAGTTTGTTCTTCTTTTAGATTCGTATGAATTTCCTCCATATATATTACTTAAATAAATTTCTTCATTGTTTTTTATAAATTCACCGATAACTCCAAAATCACTTCCTGTTATTCCAGAATTAATGAAAACTT